TTAATGAAAATGCCCGTTCCCTATGAACCAAAAAGGAAGAATCGATTTATACTATCGTTTCCATCATCATTGGGTATTAATTCTTGGTATGTTGAGTCTACGTCAAGACCTAACATCCAAATCGGGTCAACAGAGATTCCTTTTTTAAACACCTCTACATATGTAGCGGGTAGATTCGTGTGGAACACGATAAACGTTACATTCCGTGACCCAATTGGACCATCAGCTTCACAAGCGTTAATGGAATGGGTTAGATTACATTCGGAGTCCGTAACAGGACGTATGGGGTATGCTGCGGGTTATAAGAAAGATTTAGACTTAGAGATGTTAGACCCAACAGGTGTAGCAGTCGAAAAATGGATTCTACAAGGAACATTTTTAACTGATGTTAATTTCGATAGTTTAGGATATAGTGATGACGCGTTAGCGACAATTACGGCGACATTACGTCCTGATAGATGTATTTTGGTATACTAATATAAAACAAGTATTGATAATAAACCAATCAATTGTATATTTAAAACCATAGAGGTCATTGTACTTCTATGGTTTTTTATTTAAATTAACTATTATGGACCAAGGAAAACAATACGGACAAGCAAATATGAACTTACCACACGATGTGGTACCATTACCATCGCAAGGTACTTTTTACACTAATAAGAAAAAATCACTTAAAGTCGGTTATTTAACTGCACAAGATGAGAACTTATTATTATCTAATTCAGGAAGTAAGAACTTAGTGATGACATTACTAAAAAATAAAATTTACGAACCTGATTTTAATGTTAACGAATTATTAGATGGAGATGCGGAGGCGGTATTAATATTCTTAAGAAATACTGCGTTTGGTTCTGACTATAACTTTGTATTAAAAGACCCAAAAACAGGTAAAGATTTTGAATCTAAAATTGCTTTAGATGAATTAAATATTGTAAAAGCTAAAATAAAACCTAATGAAAAAGGTTTATTTGAATTTAATTTACCAAAAACAAGTGTCAATGTTGTGTGTCGACTTTTAAATATTCAAGACACTAATGAATTATCTGAATTACCTGATTTATACCCTAACGGAGTAACTGTACCAATTGTTACTAAACGGTTAGAAAAATTAATCGTCTCTATAGATGGAGATGAGAACAGAGAAAAAATATCAACCTTTATAAGTACGCTACCTATTATGGATTCAAAATTTATTAGAAACACAATGAAAGATTGTGAACCTAAGTTGGACCTTAATAGAACTACTACAGCCCCGTCAGGAGAAAAAGTGAATATGCGTATCACTTTTGGGGCGGAGTTTTTTCGTCCTTTCTTCTAACTATAGGAAAATTATGCTCGATGAGTTCTATTATCTAAGTAAACATGTTAATATGTCTTACTCAGACCTACAATTAATGCCCACCTTTGAGAGAAAGTTTTTTATTGATAAACTTTCAACAGAATTTCAAGAAAAAAACGAACAGATAGAAAAACAACGACAGAAATCTAGATAAACGATATTTATAATAAAAGATATTTCATATGTTTATGTTTAAAGATGAGAAAATGGAAGAGGTAACGGGTAATATTGCCAGTAATATTAAATTAGCCAATATTTCTCTTCTTACTTTTACTAAAAGTCTTAAAAGTAGTTTAACCGATATAACAGGAGTGATTAACTCCGTTGCGAGTTATAATACCTTAGCGGCGAATACCGCTAGAGAGACTATGGGGTCCACAAGGGTTGTTGGTGACGCGATACAAAGGGCGTCCGCCGCCGCCGCAGAAAATACTTTATTAGTCGGAAAAGGTGTTGAAGATAATATTAAATTATATGGAGCACTAAATGCGTCCATGATGAGATTAACATTTTTCTCTGACAAACAAATTGAGGCGTTTCAAGTCTTAGGTTTTACTGCTAATATGTCTGCCGCGGAATTGGCTACTATGGCAACTTCATTTGATACATTAGGTTATACGACCGACAAAACATTGGAAACGATGGGGGGTATGACAAAACAAGCGAGGTCATATGGTTTAAATGTCTCAGAATTTATGGGTGGTGTTAACAAAAATTTAAAGTTAATGACATCATATAATTTTAAAGATGGGGTAGACGGTCTTTCTAATATGGTAGCCCAAGCTCAAGCCTTAAGGATTGATATGGGTACAACCGTTAGTTTAGCCGATAAATTAATGTCTCCTGAAGCAGCTATTGAGACCGCGGCAGGGTTCCAAATGTTAGGTGGGGCAATTGGTAAACTAGGGGACCCATTCCAATTACTCCACATGGCCCAAACGGACATGGAAGGGCTACAAGATAGTCTTGTTCAAATGTCTGCGGCTGCGGTAGTATTTAACGAAGATACAGGAGAATTTGATTTACCTGTTACTGAAATGTATCGTCTTAGAGAGGCTGCTGATTTAGCGGGAATGGGATACCAAGAGATGACCGAAATGGCTATGATGGCGGCTCAAAAGAATAAGAAATTAGATATATTAGGTAGTATTAGTGGTCTAGATAACGACCAAAAAGAATTAATTTCTAATCTTGGTAAGATTAATAAAGACGGTAATATTGATATTACTATGCCTGATGGAACACTTAGACAAATTGGTCAAGGTTTCAATGATATGACAGCCAATGATTACACTGCATTAGAAAAAGTTGTAGCTAAAGATGCGTTGAATGAACTCGATGTCGCTAAAAAATCGATGGGTTATCTTAATGAAATAGCGGCGGCTCAATCGGTTCTAACACAAATGACTAGACTACAATTAGCACAAGGTGACGGTTTTACAAATGTGGCGGAAGGTTTAGTAAAGTCTAGCACCAATGTAATTGACTCCCTTAAAGGTGAAAACGATAAAGGTGAAAGAGGTAAAGGAAATCGAGTACAAGAAACCTTTCAAATACCTGATAAAGTTGTCGAAGCATTTTCTTTGGGATTAAGTCAATTAAAAGTAAGTGAAGAACAGGCCGATGAATTTGCGAATTCGGCATATGAATTCCTTGACAAAGCATACCAGGCGGCGGCTTTAAAATTTGGAGAATTTGATTTTCAGAAGGAAGTTATAGATAAACTTAAAGGTCTTTTTCAGGAATCAAGCGCGATAATGTTTGACCGTTCAAACGATACTGAGGCCCAACCTGTTACGGGTGAGAATAATTCAAATGAGACAAATGAAGATGGGGAAGGGGCAACACCTTACCAAAGAGATAATTTCTCTGTGAATAATTTAAATACTTCAAGTCTTAACATTAATGAACCAACTACAAGTACTATTGCATCCAATTCTAACCTTAATGTTAGTGGTCAAGTTAATTTAACCGTTGATAATATGCCAACTACTTCGGTTATGACTAAAGAACAATTTGCAACGTACTTAACCAATAATCCAGACGCAATGGCAGCAATCAGTTCTCAACTACTTAATAAAACGGGAGCGTACGGTGGTTCAGTGGCCGGAGTACAAAGTATGGTATAATATTGATAGGGGTATCTTTGTATAAATCTATTCTTTTAGTTTACACAAAATTATGTTACCATCTATTTATCTAAAAAGAATATATAGATGTCATTAAGTCCATTATCATTTGATTCTACTGAAAATTTTAGAAAAAAATTATTAGTAAAAAATCTACAACCATATAATAGTGATGGTTTTACTCCTGCATCACAACCAGGGCAGAGTGAAGTTATTATAAATGATATTGGTGTTATTGACTCTCAAGAGGTAGAAGTGATTGGTTCTGATGAAGGAAACTATGCTTATGTTAAGAATCAATACGGGCCTGAAGGTGGTTTTGGAGAACCAAAATCTATTGATGATGTTACGTTTATAAATTCAGTTACAAGTTTTAGTAACACTTTAAATTTAGATATGAGTCAGGGTATACCCGCATTAGTCGGTAAAAGCCCTTACAATACCTTTATCGCTTCATCATATAATCCGTTCACACTACTAACGAGTCAGAACCCACAAGGTAATAACGGGTCTTTATCTCAGGATTCCGATTTAGCAAGAATAGCTGCGGAATCGCTTAAGACTGAATTTCAATATAGAATCGCCGAAGAAACGTTTCAACAAACAATAGGAAGGGTAAACGCAATAGATGCATTATCTGACCCATTTGATTTACTAGGTATTATTACCGGTAATAAGTCTGTAATTGAAAGGGATTGGAAAATTTCAGTACCTAAAAGTTTAATCGGAAAAGGTTTAGATTTCATCAGTAGAGTAAGTGGAATCTACTCTCCGTATTCATGGATACCTGGTGACTATTTTAGTGCCGAACCAAAACAAATGTATTTAAATCAAATCGCCAATAAAATTACTGGTTTTTTTGATAAGAGAGGGGTTCTAAAATTACCCACTGAAAAAACAGGGATGCAAATTTTCTTGGATAATACTGGTGGAGGACAACGCTCAAGACTTTTTCACGGACTTAGATTAAACCGATATATACCCGATTATAATCGAAATTTCTTAACTGACTTATTTACAAAGGTACCAAAACAAAATTATTATGTAGGTAGTTCACAACAAGAAATGAGGGACATTGTTGCCCCCGCTGAATCACTACCATTAGACCAAGACGGTAATAAAACTCAGGTACCCGTTTATGGGTACGATGAGATTGCTAAAATATATGAAAACGAAAAGAGGGATAATATATACCAATTTGGATTAAATCAGACTTCAACATATGACGGTTCAGGATTACAGGGTGGTTTTACATGGGTTTCACCTAAATATAAAGATAGGGCGGGTCAAAAAGTTGGTAAAGGTGCAGAATTTTTTGGTACCATTGATACTGATTGGAACGAACAAGGGGTTCAAAATACTTTCACGGCAACTCAATCGGTAGACGGTACAGGTAATTATGACTTTACACCTGGGTCGATATTAGATAACACACAAAAATTAATTAACGCGGCAGATGAGGTCGTGGGAGTTAGAAAACTACAACATGTCGGTAACGCTATTGACCAAGTATCAAAAGTATTTCATGATGGTACGAGGGAGTTAACGAAGGGTTCCAGAGTAATCGCATATAAAGATGTTGATGGTGATATTGTGGGACAAGAGTACTGTCGAGTGTTTACTAAAGATACCCCATATTTTTCTATGGCGGATTTACAAAAAACAGAGGGTATAACAACCGCGAACAGACGTTTTACCTACTCAGTGTTAGATAGCACATATAATCTAAATATTGCTCCAATGAGGGGTAATGAGACCACAAACTTAACGGGTAATGATTTTAGTCCTGAAGGAGTTAAAAAATATATGTTCTCTTTAGAAAACTTGTCTTGGAGAACATCAAGAAAAAAAGGTTTCACATATCAAGACCTACCTCATTGTGAGAGAGGTCCTAATGGTGGTAGAATAATGTGGTTTCCACCATATGACATGAAAGTTAGCGAAACAAATTCAGCTAATTGGAATACAAATGAATTTTTAGGTCGACCTGAACCAATTTACACATATAATAATACAACAAGAAATGGTAATTTAAGTTGGAAGATAGTTGTTGACCACCCGTCAATATTAAATGCTATAGTAGATAAAGAATTGGCTAATCAAAGTAATAACAATAAAGTTACAAGTATTGTTGATTCATTCTTTGCTGGTTGTAGAAAATACGACATATATGAATTAGCCTTAAGATATCCACAATTTACTTATAGTGATATCTATGAGATAATTGTTAACTCACCTGTACCTGAAGAGGTTAAGGAAAGTTTTGATACGATAAATGCTGATATTCCCGGAACAGAAGACCCTGCTACGGTTGAATACGTAGATAAAATAAAAGAATCGACATATGACTTTTCTTATTACTTTGACAATGATATACCTGGACCACCTACTACTTCATCACTAACAACTCAGGAATCATATCCCGAAACATTATCAAACTATATTGCATTACAATCAGTATATACTGCAACAACAAATAATAAAAATGGGGTTAAAAATTTCTTTGAGACTAATATATTAACTGGTGAAACAAAAGGTCCTCTTTATCAAACACAAGAGTTTCTTAAAGGAGTGGGTGAAGCTTTAAATGCGGGGTCTACAGTTAAAATCTTATTAGATGGCTCTGCGTCATCACCAAACACCGCCCCATATAACAAGTCACTATCGAGTAGAAGAATTAGTAGCGTTACTCAATATATGTTACCATTAACACCATTAAACAGTGAAAAAACGTTACAACAATGGAAAGATGATGGTAAACTTATAATTGAAGAATTTACTGGTGGTGAAGAAGTAATCATTAATGGGGTTGATTGTACCGCTGATTTAACGGGTGTGGATAAAATCTATTCAACACAAGCGATGACCTGTAGACAAGTTTATTTTCATAGTGTTGTAGAAACACCATATCAAGAAGAAATACAGGTAACTGATGAAGAAAATACTCCAGGTGTACTTGATACTGTAACAGAAACTGTAACACCTGAGAAACCGGTTATGAAACAACCAACAAAAACTGAAAAACAAAAACAAGAGGTTGCGAAGATAATAGTTAGAAAGTTGTTAACTGAATGTGATTACTTTAATTTAGTTAAAGAAAGTTCGCCAATGGTTTATAACGGAATAAAAGAAAAGTTAAAGTATTTTCAACCAGCATTTCATTCTACCACACCCGAAGGTTTAAATTCAAGACTAACGTTTCTACAACAATGTATTAGACCTGGTGATACAATTCCCGTTATTGGCGATGATGGTAGACCAACCGAGTTTAACGCTAAGAATACTTCATTTGGGGCTCCTCCAATATGTATATTAAGGATTGGTGATTTTTATCACACTAAGATAGCCATTAACCAAATATCTATAAGTTATGAGCCATTAACTTTTGATTTGAATCCGGAAGGAATCGGAGTCCAACCAATGTTAGCGGATATTAATATGTCATTTTTCTTTATAGGTGGTCAAGGATTAAAAGAGCCCGTTAATCGATTACAAAACGCCCTTTCATTTAATTACTATGCAAATACTGAAGTTTATGATGATAGGTCTGTTGTTACAGAAGAAAGGGAAGAGTTAAATCAAGAGATATGGGAGTCGATAGAAAGTAACGTAACGTTTGGTTCTGATAATAGACCAACTAATGAGGACATACCAACTAAAGGGGTTACAATTGGAACAGTTAAAACTGAAGAAATAACAACTTACCCAACAACCGATATTAGTACTGCTAGTGGTCAAACTTCTTTTAAAACAATAATGGCGACTGCGGTTGAGGATGTTAAAAATTACGCGAACTCAATTACCGAATCACTCACTCAAGTTGCCACAACATATTCTATAGACGGATTAGCGTACTTTACTGATGAAAGAAATTATACTGATGGTAAAACAACGGGGTACTTTACTGATGGATTCACTGGTAACACTACCGATACTAATTTATTTGGTAAACCAAAAGAGGACGAGTTACAAAACAAAATAAATAATCTTTTTGATGAAATAATTGATGATGTAAACACGGATAACTCACCACTTCTAAAAAAAATACAAAATAAAAATTTCACAAACGCAGATATAGATTTATATAAATTTAATATAATCACTTTGATTAATGAAGTTAAAACAAACTATATATCGGATTATATGAGTGTTATGCCAAAAGTTGTAAATAATCAACTAAGCCTAATCAATACCATAGATAAAGTAAGTTTTGTGATGACTAATACGGATGGGTTTGCGGATAAGGCAAGAAATGTACAACAAGAATTGGAAGCCACTGATAATGTTGACAAAACCTCTAAAAACGCAAATAACACTTACGAGGAAATAGAAAATGATATGGTGACTTTAAGTACTGACTTACAGGAATTTTATGACCAAATATTTGATGATAATAAACAATTAGTGGAAAAACCATTTAAACCCGATTATTCATTTTCAATAGAATATCAAGATGAGGGGTTATATTATTCTCGATTTATGAATGCTATGTATCAAAAAATACTAAACGATAAGGACAATGTAATATTAAAATTACTAAATGATAGGTTAAGTGGTATTAATAAGTGGGACAGATACGTCAATAATATCGTAGATGACTTACAAAGGGACTATGAAAAAGTACAAAGAAAAACTGAAAGAGAGTTAGATAGATTTAGTAAACGTAGCTCAGTTAGGAAGTTTAACGACTATTCACCATTTACTAAAGAAAAAGAAAGAATATTTTATTATGTAAACGTACCTAAAGATAGTATCAATTCAATTAAAGATGGGTACTTTAACGACTTATATTCTGGATTAAACACGGGGGGTAACAACTCATATAACGGAAAAATAACATTTAATTAATTATGAGATATTGGAATAGATACACCGACTTTTTAGTTAATGGACAACAATCGGTTGTTCCGTTTGTTAGAATACCCTCAAAACCTTCAGATAAGAGATTTATCTTTAGAACTGGTCGTAGTCGGTTAGATAAATTAAGTTTTGAGTTTTACGAATCACCATATTTTGGTTGGTTAATATTGGCCGCAAATCCACAGTATGGTGGTTTAGAATCTAATATACCCGATAATGCACTACTTTTTATACCATTTCCCTTAACAAATTCTTTGCAGGATTACAAAGCGGCAGTGGAACAACATTTCTTCTACTATGGCAGATAATAAATTTTTCGGTAATGATAAGGTTTATGTTCAAACTGAATATGATAATGTTGTTGTAATTGACCCTAATAAAGTAGTCAATTCTGATGGTACAGTAGAGGAGCGCAATGTTAAACAAGAAAACCTTATTACTTACGCTAATTTAGAGGCTAGAGTTATTCCAAGAACGAAACTGGCTATCGGTTCTAATTATGGTGATAGCGTTAAAAATGTGGGTGTGGCTCAATTAAAGGTTAACTTTATGGAAGGTAACCCACAAAATCAAAAAGAACCTAATGTTAATTTAGGGGGTAAAGAATCCGAAGACCCAAAATATTTTGATTCGTCATGGACCGACCAATTTTTACCTGGACAAAATAACATGGGTGAAAACGATATTTTTAGTTCAGGAAGAGGTGTCGACACTCAACTATTAGGTATTACTCGAATTAATATTAAGATGAATCCGGCTTTTGTTCCGACAGTTACTATTGAAATGACAGACGTACAAGGGAGAGTTTTATTTGAAAGAGGTGATAAATCACCATATTCTATATTCATGAACTTACCTTACCCAATTTTTATATTAACGGTAAAAGGTTATTACGGAAAGGCGATTAAGTTAGAGTTAATGTTAAAAGATTTTAACGCTCAATTTGACCCTTCAGATGGTAGTTATAGAATTACCACATCATACGTTGCTAGGTCACATGCATTTTTAAAAGATACTTTATTAGATTACTTATATACCACACCACACATGTACCCAAAAAGTTATGAACTTGAAAATGTTAAAGGTATACCTGTTGGTGGGACAGTGGCGATTGATAAGATAGAAACCACTAAAGGGATGGAAAAAATTAAAGAAGTTTATTCCTTATATAAAGCTAAAGGACTTATTTCTGAAGACTTTCCTGAGATAACTCTAAATCAAATGAGAATGCGATTAGAGTATTTTAATCGATATGTTATGGAGGCTTATTCAAAAGAAGATATGTCGGTATTAAATGATGTGGTTAGATATGAGTCGGCGATTACTAAGTATAGACGTAGTTTTTATCCCGCGGTTGGTGAAAACTTTTTTAGCCAATATATTGACGAAGGAGATATATACGTTTTAAATAACACTAAAGCAAGTGTTTTATATGGATTAAAAAAAGAACTTAACGAACAAGGACGTAGAGCCGCCATATCCAAATTAATGGTAGGTATTGATGAGGGTAATAAGTCACTGACCGATAACCCAACATTTTATAATCCTGGTAATTATGTGATTGATGGGTTAACCCGACCTTCAAAAATTTCTGTTAATATCAAGGCTAATGATTTGATTAGAGAAGATATTAATCCAGAAACGATAGATTACAAGGCAACATATATCGTACGAAACAGAGGTACTGAACCTACAGATAAAGATTTGGCCGAATTCGAATCGAAAATTAAAACGGAATTTGAGGTTTCATCTAAAACTTTTAAAGTTGGAGATGATGGTGAATTACAGGAAGCCAATAAGAAGGTACTCATTACGTTTGGTAGTGTTTTTAAAGACGCTAATTTTGAAAACGGTAGTTTTTTGGCTAAATTAGGTAAGATTGAAACGACATTTAAGTCTAAGAGAGAGGCTATTGAAGTACAACTATCTGAAGCGTTAGCTAAAAAAGTGATAAGTTCGGATGTTGGGTTAGGATTTAACCCAACCATGAATAATGTTTTGGCGGTAATATGTGCAAACTCGGAAGCGTTTTATCGATTAATGGATGAAACTCATACTCGGGCTTGGGACGTAAGAGACAATCCAGTTAGATTAACCGCAATTATGCCTCCCGAAAAATCTTTTGGAGTTGACGTAGCCAAACAATCATTAAAAACTGTAAAAGTTGAAGGTAAGGCGGATACTTTACAAAATAGTCAGATAGTGTATCCGTGGCCACAATATTTTATTGAAGAGACGGAAGAAGGTAAAGACGCTAAATATACCCTAACTTATCCTGGAGACCCTTCAGTTATTAATACAATACAAGGATGGGATTACAATCTGTGGCCAGAAATACAATTTACTGAAGAATATATAACTTCTTCCTTAGAAAAGGACAAACCAAATATTAATATAAATTATGGTAATGAGACTCAAGTTTCTAAATACATTGGAATAAACTCTGTGGAATTCCCATTTAATGAAATACCATATACTAACGAAGAAATGGTTTCATTTTTTTATGAAATGTATGAAAGAACTTATTTAGGTGCAAATTATAGTAAAGTTGTAAGAAATAATAATTTTAGAAAAACACTTTATACTGTATTAGCTGATTTTGAATCAACAAATATTAAAGAAGGGGTAGACAATATTCCTGAACTAATGAAGTTATTAAAGAAATTTCAATTTAATGCGTCAACATTTAATCAATATTTATTGTCGATTTCCAATAACGGTGAGGGTAGTTATTTCGCTAGAAAATCGAGAGATATATATACTCAAAACTATATAAAGGGTTATGTTGATATAGATTTTGGTATCTATAGTCAAGAAAGTATGAATACTAATTCTGTAGAGATTATATCATCAACGGAGTCAGTAAAAGATTTAGAAACTTATATTACGGGAACGTCATCAAATGCAACTACGTTAATGGATGTGTACCCATTTAATAATCTTAAATGGTTAAAGGAAAATATTTCTAACGGTAATGATATATCAAATATTGATAGGGCTAATAGTACTACTGATGTTATGAACTTTAATATCCTTAAAAAGACTATCGCAACATTTGACGACCAATCATCCGAAGATATGAGATATAAAAATAATTTTATCACTTATTTCCAATACGAGAAGAACTACCCATCAAATCCAAATCAAAATATTAGTAATAATAGTGATAGTACGCAGTATCAAACAAATGCTCAGGCTAAAGATTATTATTTAAACAGAGAAAATAAAGATTTTTATTTAACAGAAAGCCCAATAGAATATGGTACCGATTACGATACCGCAACAAATAACCTAACCTCAATACAGACAACATCTCTATTGAATACCCCTTATTTAACTAATGCGTTATTAAAGGGAGTGTCAGGTGAAACCAACGGAGTAATAAATCCATATGTAGGTTTAGGATATATTTATCTTAATTCATTACCGTTACCTACACTCAGTGAAAAATATTTAACAAGAAATACTAGCGACGCTGGAGTTAACACGACTAAGTGGGGGGATAATATTTATGCGGGTCTAAGTAAATTTGCCGCAATACATAAAATACCATATCTTTGGTTATTAAAGTATGGTTCAATATGGCACAGATACAAAGAAGATAAAATAGGTAATGGAGATATTCTTGACGGAATATGGAAGGATTTTGATTATGTCAATGCGTATGACCCAATCACTAATGATATAAATAAAGTTTATGATGTACAAAACTATACGGGTGGGAGTACAACCTATGTTCCTCAAAAAACTGAAATTGTTCCATTTACTATACCCAACATATTAAATCCAACGTTACCAGGGGTTTCCGTTAACTTTAACTATCAATTCACTAAAAACGGATTTTATCCTAAAGTGGTAAATGATACTTACAAATTCTTTACGGGTAAATCGCCTTTAATAGGGTATACCAATACTGAAATGAATGACTTATTTAATAATGGTCAATTTAAATTAGGTAAATCACAAAGTAATTTTTTACCTGCGGGATATGACCAAGATAATGTACTTAATACTTTAAGTTATGACAGTTACTACCAATATTTTGATATTGAAGGTAACAATAGTTTTGATTTTAATTTATCTACTTTTGAATTGTTATCCGCGATTGGAACGTCAGGAAATACAGGAAACACAGTTAATAATTCTAAGATGTTAATAATACCATCTTCAGGTTATTTAAAATTTACACAAGCCCAAAGAGAGTGTCTAAACTCAGAAGGTCACTTAACTCAAAATATAGACATTAATAACAAGTCTATTCAAAATGGTAATGTTAGGTCATTATGGTCTTCATCCCATTATGGTTATTATAATAATCAATGGGTAAGAAAACCTAAAACAACTCAATATATTAAAGTTATTGATACGGGAGATACTCAACAAGAGGCCTTTAATATCATTAATAAGGATAATGACAGAGCATATAAATCTATTGAGGAAATTTTCGCAATATTTTCTAAAGAAATGTTAGATGAGTTTGAAAAACACTTTTTAAATTTTTGTAAAAAAGATAAAGATTATGAAGATATTGTGTTTAACCCATCGACACCAAATGATGATGAGTATTTAGGGTCATTTAATATTGAATACAATTATAACATTGAAAAAGTTATGGCAAGTTTACTTATTGTCGATAAACCTGAACTAACAGATAATTCAATAAATGACGCTAAAACTATTTCAGACAAACAAATGGAACAATTTGTTAATTTAAATAAAACACAAATACTTGAAAGGGATATAATATTAAAAATAGGTAATCCAGGTAGGTTTAGTAGACGAGTATTTGATTCATTCTCATCTAACGAAAGTCTTATACCTATAGACCCTATCGATTTTAGTTATTATAGAGAAGGGTCGGTTCCTACAGCAACAAACGCCACCACATTAGTAGGTAGTCAAGGGTCGTCACCTGAGGCTTGGGATGAGTTATACTTACGTGTCGGTTATTATGATGATTTTGATTTAATGTATAGTGATAACGGTTCGTTTATAACCGATTTTTTCCCAACTATGGATATTCAATTTACTAAAGAAAATGTTCGAGATTTATCACAAATTATTAAAGTTTTTATGACTCAAAAAATGAATAATAATGATTTAACTAAAAGTGATTTTCAACAGACGTTTGATTCATTTATGTCTGGTCAGGTCACATTTCAAAACGACATGTTAAATCAAATATTTAGGACGTTAAATAAAACACTACCCAACGTAAAAGTAAACAATACTCAAGTTAGGATTTCTAAGTTAGATGATAAGGGTGGTACTATGAAAACATCATTGTGGGAAACATTTAAAAATTTTAATGATAGGTGGATATCGGGACAAGACGTTAAAAATAAAACATTGTTCGAACAGTTTTTATTTTTAGACAAAGCAAATAGACCTATTGGAAATAAAGTTATTATTAATATTAATCAATTAAGGGGGTTCTTGAAAAGTAATAGCGCACAAACAAGTGTCTTAGATTTAATCGGTACAATTTTAGAAAAAAATAATTTTATTTTTATGCCGACACCATCGTACGCTAATTTTTATGGTAGAAATGAGAGAGTTAAAGAAGGGATGCCAAATCCGGCTTTTAGTGATGTTGCAAATAATACTTTTGGTACTTTTTTAGAAGTTGATACTCACACGTCTGAACCTAAATTATTGGCAATTTATGTTGGTAAACCATCAGAAAAATTAAACACCTCACCTGAAAATGATAATTATTTATATGGTGACGACTCTTTTGATTTATCAATACCTTCACAAAGTGGAGTTAGGGCGTCCGAAGACGGAGTAACTAATTTTTCAGATAGAAATAAAGTTGTAGCATTTAATGTAGATTTTGGAAGACAAAACCAAAGTATATTTAAATCAATTAACATTGATATGTCTCAAAGAAAAAATATCGAACCAACATTCCAAGTACTTGCGGATATGGGGGCGCAAGCCGATGGTCAAAAAGTAGCTCAACAGTCGGTAAGTTTATATAATTTTTATAAAGCGGCTAGTTATAATTGTAGTGTGACATCTATGGGTAATGTTATGATTCAACCTACAATGTACTTTAATCTAAGGTACGTACCTATGTTTTACGGTCCTTATTTAATAACAAGTGTGACTCATGATATAACAACAAGCGATTTTCAAACTAGTTTTGAGGGTGTACGTATGTCAAAATACTCATTAAAAATGCCGGATGGTCTAATATCGAGTGTGAATCGAGAAATTGTACAAAATTATTTATCAGAAGTTAGAAGGATTCCTTCTCTTGCTGGTTCAACCGCTGATACAGTTACCCGTTCAACAAATATAAAAAATAGTTCAAACAAGAGTGGTGCAAAAACACAAATCACTGATAATCAAAAATGTGTTGCAGTACAAAAAATTAATAAACCTTATGTTGATATTATACGAAAAAGTATTACTCAGACTAAATTTAAAACTTTAATTGACGGAAGTAGTAATCTTAACGATAATGTAAAACGATTTATTTTTGGTGTTGGTTATGTTGAAAATGGTAAAGGAACCAATGTGTTAAGTATAAATAATAATCATTTCAACTTAAAAAACCTTAAAGAAAATGCCAGATGGACAATTAATTTTGAAGAGCAAGTCTGTGTTAATGATAGTGATTATGCGGTACCTTATCTCTCATTTAAATCACCAGGGGATTCAATTAACTTTATGAATCAAGTATGTTCACAGTATGAACAAATAATTGAGGCGTTTTTAGTTAATACAACAATAAATGGTAATTTACCTAAAACATTTGCGTACTTATGGTATTATACCTTTAGATTTACTACTATGGATAAAGAATTAACTGCTGGTAGTAATATTGATGATTCAATTATTGCTTCAGTTAATCACGATTTAAACACAAATACAGAATCAAAACAACTTTTTGATACTGCCGAGAAGGTTTTTAAATCTAAAATAAACACTTGGAATACGAACTAATTTAAGAAAAAGAGCATTTATCGTATATTTATAAATAAAACATTATGGATACTAAAGCATTATTAGACCAGTTTTTGTCAAAAGACACTAGAATAACTGAAAAAAATACGGGTAATGGTTACAAAGAAGTTTGTGATTTAGACACTGGAGATTGTTATACCGTAAGAATGAGAGATGGCCTTATAGAAAGAGTTGATAATTCTATGAAACTAAATAGGACTTTAAGAGTTGAAACACCTCATGGGGTAAAAACACTTTTGAACGGTTAAAAAAAAATACAAAATGTCTATAGATAAGAAAATATTAGAAGAAATAAGTAAATATAATAATATTAACAAATATATTACTGAGCAAGAAACTGACTTACCTGAGCCGATTGAAGGTGGTGACCTTGATTTAGAAAGTCCTGAACTTGAGATTGATGATGTACAACCTGTTGATGTTGATTCCGACCCCGATGTTGAAGTTGTGGACGAACCTTCATCTGATTCAGATGTTGAAGAGAGTGGAACAGAAGAATTAGATATAACTGATTTAGTTACTACTCAAAAAGATATGTCAACTAAACAAGAGGAATATATGGATAGTATGATGGATAGGTTAAATGACCTTACTTCTAAATTATCTGATATGGATAAAATATTAGTTAAAATTAATAGTTTAGAAGATAAAGTTGAAAAATATCGTCAAAAATCACCTGAAGAAAAGTTACAACTAAGAAGTTTAGATAGTTACCCATATAATCAAAAGTTAACCGATTTCTTTATGGACAAAGGTCCTGATATGGAAAAGACAGGTAAAAATGAATATGTGCTAACGTCTGATGAAGTAGAAAGTTATTCAGATAGAGATATTAAAGATTCGTTTGATGCACCTTTAGAACAAGAATATTAATACCCCTTACATATTATATAAAGTTTATAAATAAAAATTAAAGACCATTCTAAATGGTCTTTTTTTATTTGACTTCATGACTTTCTTTGTTATATTATTACTTGAGTAAACGATAAATAAATAATAACAGAGAAAAAAGAAAAATTATGGCAAATGCATTAGACGCGGTATTAGCTCAGTATGAGCAGAATACCTCAAAATCAAACACAGGAAGACAATCTATCTCTCAAGAAGATAGGTTAAAACGTTATTTTACGACTTATTTACCAAAAGGTACAAGTTCGGGACAGAAAAGAGTACGTATACTACCAACACCTGATGGTTCATCACCTTTTAAGGAAGTGTGGTATCATGAGGTACAGATTGACGGTAAATGGACTAAACTTTATGACCCAGGTAAAAATGACGGAGAACGTTCACCTCTTACTGAGGTTTACGAAGAACTAATCTCAACAGGTAAAGAATCTGATAAAGATTTAGCGAGACAATATCGTCCACGTAAATTTTACATTGTAAAACTTATCGACAGAGATAATGAGGACCACGGACCTAAATTTTGGAGATTTAAAGATAACTACAAACAAGAAGGTATCTTAGATAAAATCATTCCGATTTGGAAAGCAAAAGGTGATGTAACCGATGCTAATGAGGGACGTGACTTGATGGTTGAACTATCAAAGGCGAAAACACCTAAAGGTATTGAGTACACTGTAGTACAAACGGTTATGTATGATGACCCGTGTGCTATTCATACAGACGAGTCTCAAATGAAAGAGTGGATGACAAATGAGTTAACATGGCAAGATGTTTACGCACAGAAACCTGTAGAATATTTAGAGGCGATTGCGAGAGGTGAAACACCTGTATGGAGTACTGACTTAAAAAAGTATGTATATGGTGACGACTCTTCTGAAGTAGTATTAGGTGGTTCAAATGAATCAACTAAAACTGAAGGGACTACTGACCCACAATCAAAAATGGGTGTGGACACAGACTTACCATTTTAATAACAACTAACATGATGATGGTGACGACAGTTATGTTGTCACCATCTTTATCAATTTAAAAAAATATGGCAATAAAGAAAAAAGATTTTAGTAGTATAAAGAAGAAATTTTCTACATCCGCAAAATACAAACCACAAAGGTTTTTTGATTTGGGTGAGGATTTCTTAGATGCCGTTGGATTACCTGGACCGGCAATAGGTCATTTAAATATGTTTTTAGGACATTCAGATACAGGTAAAACAACTGCATTAGTAAAGGCGGCAGTAGATGCCCAAAAAAAAGGTGTATTACCTGTATTCATTATTACAGAACAAAAATGGTCTTTTGAACACGCAAAACTTATGGGTTTCGAGTGTGATGAAGTGGTTGATGAAGAAACAGGTGAATTAGATTGGGATGGGTTCTTTATATTTAATAATAATTTTAATTATATAGAGCAAATAACTGACTATATTAATGAATTATTAGATGCACAAAATAAGGGTGAGTTAGAGTATGACTTACTTTTCTTATGGGACTCTGTAGGTTCAGTACCATGTAAAATGACATTTGATGGTAAAGGAGGTAAACAACATAATGCTTCGACATTGGCGGATAAGATAGGAATGGGTATAAACCAAAGAATATCGGGTTCACGTAAAGCTGACTCAAAGTATGAGAATACTTTATTAATTGTTAATCAACCGTGGGTTGCGTTACCTGACTCACCATTTGGTCAACCTAAAATTAAAGCTAAGGGAGGTGAATCAATATGGTTAAATTCATCTTTAGTGTTTCTATTTGGTAATCAGAAAAACGCAGGAACAACAACTATAGCGGCAGTTAAGAACAAAAGAAAAGTAAAGTTCGCGTCCAGAACAAAAATATCAGTAATGAAAAATCACATTAATGGATTAGGATATGCTGATGGAAAAATAATTGTAACACCTCACGGATTCATAGCGGGCAAAGAGAGTACTGAGGAAAAAAAATCAATTGAAAAATACAAAAGTGAGCAATCTGAGTATTGGAAAAAAGTTATCGGAGTTGAAGGTGACTTTAAGTTAGAGGAAGAAAAACAAGAAGTGTAACAATTTAACACAAATAAAGTGGTTAAAACATTATTAATTGACGGAAATAATTTATTTAAAATAGGTTTTCATGGAGTTAGAGATTTCTACCATGAGGGTAAACATATTGGAGGTATCTACCATTTTGTCAACACAATTAAAAAGTTTCTTAATGAACACAACCATGATAAGGTAATTGTGTTTTGGGATGGGGAAAACAACTCGTACCAAAGAAAACTTATTTCACCAGATTATAAGGGTAATCGTAAGCAAACATTAAACGATGCAAAAAAAGAATCGTTTGAGTGGCAAGTACAACAAGTTAAAGCATATCTTGAAGAAATGTTTATCAGACAAGTTTCTGTTAAAAACACTGAAAGTGATGATTTAATCGCATATTATTGTCACATATCTGAGAATGAGTATAAGACTATCTATTCTTCAGATAAGGACCTCACACAACTTATCTCTGATAAAGTAGAAGTGTACCAACCCATGAAGAAGATAACTCTTAAAAATGGAGATTTGGTACCTTTAAAGGAAATATCTATCCCGCATGCAAACATATCAACATTTAAAATTATATCTGGCGATAAATCAGATAATATTGATGGTATTCGATACATGGGTGAAAAAACATTTGTTAAGTTATTTCCTGAAATAGTTGATAGTGTCATAACTATTGATGATATTTTAAAACGTGCGGAGGAACTACATAAAAATGATAAAGACAATCGAGCTTTACAAAATTTACTCTCAGGTAAAACTAAAAGAGGAATTTATGGTGAAGAATTTTTTATAATTAATAAAAAACTCGTAGATTTGTCTCAACCATTAATTACTGAGGACTCAAAAGAAATTATAAAACAGTACCATACAGAAAATTTAGACCCTGATGGTAGAGGTTATAAAAATTTAATGAGGATGATGATGAAAGATGGAATTTTTAAGTATCTACCAAAACATGACAACGCGTGGGTTGAATTTTTAACCCCCTTTATGAAATTAACAAGAAAAGAAAAAAGAAGATTTAAAACTAAAAAACGTTTAATATGAAAGAAAAAATAGAAACAACCAAATTAGAGTTCTTAATGACTCTAAACAACAACTTTGTTGTACAAAGGTATTTTAATGTCAGGGGTTATAATCCTAAGGCGAGGGGAAGTGTTGAACTTTATGATGTAATCAAGGGATTCTCTGAAATAATTCAAGAGGACTTGAAGGTTAAATCATCTGACTACCTTACGGAAAACATGGGTCAAATTATAAACAACCCCGAACTTTTAGAAACTTCAAATACTGAAGGCGATGAGAATTTTAACCTATACCTTAAGATAGGAGATGAGACAATTTGTCATAGAATTTGGGACGCTAAATTATACCCACCAAAGACTAGATACACTGTGGATGTACGCCCACACCTAAAAAAGTTACTTCGTAACTTAACTGACACTTTCTCAAGTGAAAATTTAACTTACAAGTACTTGGGGCATTCACTAGTTTACCCATATTTATAATTTACAAACACAGATTAAAACTCAATAAAATATGTCAAAAGAAAAGAATTTTGGTTACCTCGGTAATACATTTCAACTACAAATACTTAACAATATTATCCTTTATAAGGATTTTGCAAGTTCTATTGTTGATGTGTTGGAACCTAAGTACTTTGACAATCAATATTTTAAGTTAATTATGCAGATGACCAAGGAGTATTATCACAAATATGAACACGCTCCTTCATTCTCAACACTTGAACAAATTACTAAATCTGAGGTTACATCACCTATGGCTCAAAAAATGGTCTTAGACATGATAACTCAGGTAGTTGATGCCCCTGAAGATGGGTATCAGTATGTTCAAGAAAAGGCTTTAAAGTTCTGTAAACAACAAGAGTTACAGAAAGTAATGTCAAAAGCTCAAAAAATTATCGACAAAGGTGATTTTGAATCTTATGACCATTTAGAAGAAATGGTTAGAGAGGCGTTACAAGTTGGGGAAGTAGATACGGGAACTGCGGATGTATTTTTTAATTTAGACGAGGTATTAGATGATGACTTCAGACATCCAATTCCTATCGGTATAACAGGTATTGATAATCTACTAAAAGGTGGATTAGCAAAAGGTGAAATTGGTGTTATTTTAGCACCGACAGGTGTAGGTAAAACTACAGTTCTTAGTAAAATTGCAAATAATGCGTTTAACTTAGGTTATAACGTATTACAAATATTTTTTGAGGATAACCCTAAAATTATACAAAGAAAACATTTCACTATGTGGACAAAAATCGCACCTGATAATTTGTCAGTACAAAGAGAAGAGGTTTTAGAAAAAGTTAGACAAATTAAAGAAAATGCACCTAACAGACTTATACTAAAAAAATTACCTTCAGATACATTAACGATGAATCAGATAAAGAATCAAATACGTAAAATGGTTGCTGAAGGAATTAAAATAGATTTAGTTGTAGTTGATTATATTGACTGTATCGTTCCTGATAAAAATTTAGGGGACGAATGGAAAAGTGAAGGTTCAGTTATGAGAGGGTTTGAATCTATGTGTCATGAATTAGATATTGCTGGTTGGACGGCTACCCAAGGGAATCGTTCCTCAATATCTTCTGAAGTTGTAACCACAGACCAAATGGGTGGTTCAATTAAAAAGGCCCAAGTAGGTCACGTTATTATTTCTATCGCTAAATCCCTACAGCAGAAAGAAATGAATTTAGCAACAATAGCTATTACCAAATCAAGAATTGGTAAAGATGGTATTGTATTTGAAAATTGCAAATTCGATAACGAAATGATAGAAATTGATACGGATAGTAGTGTAACCTTCTTAGGTATGGAAGAACAAAAAGAAGAGAAAAACAAAGTACGTATTCAAGAACTACTACAAAAGAGAAAACAAAGGGAAAGTAAAATATAAAATTTTTTAAAAACAATAGTATATGGACAATCTAATTGATAGTGTCACTAAAGACATTCGTTATGTAATAAAGAGAAGTGGAGATAAAGTGGTTTTTAAATCTGAAAAGATTGAAATGGCCATTTTAAACGCGATGAAAAGTATAGATAAAGTAGATGAGGGTATGGCTGAAAAAATAGCTAGACTCACAACTAAAGGACTTTTTAGAGGTAATAAAGAAAGAATTCCTAATGTGGATGAGATTCATGATATGGTAGAGAATAAATTGATGGATAATGGATTAAATGATGTAGCAAAAGAATATATTATTTATCGTTCTAAAAATCGACCTAACATTTTTTCAAAAAGAACTAATCTTAAACCTTATGAGTACCCAAATTTAAATGAATATGTGGACGCAATTAGACACTCCTATTGGGTACACACAGAATTTAATTATACGTCTGATATCCAAGACTATAAAGTACATTTAAATGAAAAAGAAAAATCTGCAGTTGAAAGAGCGATGTTAGCGATTTCACAAATTGAAGTTGCAGTTAAATCATTTTGGGGTGACATTTATAAAAGAATGCCAAAACCTGAAATTGGTAATGTAGGTGCTACATTTGCCGAATCGGAAGTGAGACATGCGGACGCTTACTCACACCTAATCCAATTATTAGGGCTTAATGGTGAATTTGAAAATTTGTTAGAAGTTCCACAAGTGAGAAGAAGAATTAAATACTTAGAAAAGGCTATCTCAAACTCTAAATCGGTCGATGATAAAGAATACTTTGAGTCTATAGTGTTATTCTCAATGTTTGTTGAAAACGTATCACTATTTTCACAATTTTTAGTTATTATGTCATTTAATAAACATAAAAATAAATTAAAAGGTATTAGTAACGCGGTTGAGGCAACATCTAAAGAAGAGAATATTCATGCTGAATTTGGGTTTGAATTAGTTAATTTAATTAAAAAAGAAAATCCTGATTGGTGGACACCACAATTAGTTGAAGATTTAGTGATAGCGACTAAAGAGGCTTATGAGGCGGAGACTGAAGTAGTTAATTGGATTTTCGAAAAAGGCGATTTAGAATTTTTAACTAAAAAACAAACAATGGAGTTCATTAAACATAGATTTAATGTATCTTTGAACTCTATAGGTGTTGATAGTATTTTTGAAATTAATCAAACACTATTGGAAACAACTGAGTGGTTTGATGATGAAATTCTAACTACAAAACATACTGACTTTTTTAATAAAAGAAGTATAAATTACAGTAAAAAACAGAAATCGATAACATCTAACGATTTATTTTAAAAACAAACAATAATAAAACAATAATATGAAAAATAGAAAACCTTTTAATTGGATTAATGAAGAATCAATTACGTTTCTTCGTAGAGGTTATTTGAGTGAGGGTGAGGAACCTTTAGATAGAATAAAAACAATTGCAAAACACGCAGAAAAACTATTAGGTAAAGAAGGGTTCGCCGATAAATTTTACGAATATATGAGTAAAGGATGGTATTCACTATCATCACCAGTATGGGCAAATTTCGGTAAAGTAAGAGGTCTACCCGTTAGTTGTTTTGGTTCTAATGTCAGCGATAGTATAGAATCAATTCTATTTACTCAGGCTGAGGTTGGTGAGATGAGTAAAATGGGTGGAGGTACTTCAGGGTATTTCGGTAACATTCGTGGTCGTGGGGCTAAGATAACCGATAATGGACATGCGCCAGGAGCGGTTCATTTTATGAATCTTTTTCAGAGTGTAGTGGATAATATTTCACAAGGAGCAACACGTAGAGGTAGGTTCTCACCTTACTTACCTGTTGAACATCCCGACATTATGGAGTTTTTAGAGATTGGTACAGAAGGGGCTTCAATTCAAGATTTGACACATGCAGTGACCGTAACTGATAAATTCATGGAAGATATGATTGATGGAGATGACGATAAAAGAAAAGTGTGGGCAAAAGTAATTCAAAGAAGAGGTGAGATTGGTTATCCATATATTATGTTTCATGATACAATGAATAACAACGCACCTGACGTTTATCAAGATAAAGGGGCTAAGATATATAACTCCAATCTTTGTTCTGAAATTGCATTACATAATTCTGAAGACGAATCATTTGTTTGTGTTTTGTCATCTATGAATGTACTTTATTATGATGAGTGGAAAGATACTGACGCTGTTGAAACTATGGTTTATTTTTTAGATGCTGTCGTTACTGAGTATTGTAATAAATTAGAGGAATTAAGAGACAACGGGACGAGAGAAGGTAAAATGGCGTTTTTATACATGGAAAAGGCTTATAACTTTGCTAAAAGACAAAGAGCTCTTGGTTTAGGTGTTTTAGGTTGGCATTCTCTTTTACAATCAAAAGGATTAGCGTTTGACACAAGAGAAACGGCTAAACTTAATGTTGAGGTGTTTAAAACCATTAAAGATAAATCATACAAGGCGTCAGAAGAATTGGCTAAAATATTTGGGGAACCAGAATATCTAAAAGGGTATGGTAGAAGAAATGTAACACTTAATGCAGTTGCACCAACTACTTCTTCAGCATTTATTCTTGGTCAAGTTTCACAATCTATTGAACCTATTTGGTCTAACTGTTACGTAAAAGACGTAGCGAAAATGAAGGTCACAATTAAAAATCCAGTATTAAAAGAATTGTTAAGTACTATGGATATGGATAATAAAGATACGTGGGACAGTATTAAAAAGGGTGATGGTTCTGTACAACATTTAGATTTTTTAAGTGATGAACAAAAAGATGTTTTTAGAACATTTGCAGAAATTAATCAATCTTCAATTATTAATCAAGCGGCAATCAGACAGGATTATATTGACCAATCACAATCATTAAATTTAATGGTGTCACCTGAAATGCCAACTAAAGATGTGAATAAACTACTTATTGACTCATGGAAATTAGGGGTAAAAACACTATACTATCAACATTCAATGAACTCAGCACAAGCATTTGCTAGAAAAAAATTAAATTTAAATGATTTACAATGTGTTGCGTGTGAAGGTTAAGGGATGAAATATATGTGTATTATGTAAAAAGGTTGGATTCGTCTAACCTTTTTTCTTTTATATTTAGATAAAATAATCTGTGTTTATATTTATGAAATATGGCAGACGGTAAAACATACGGAGTATTTTTTCCATTTAGGGATAGTTTACAAGGAGACTACCTTAGATTGACTCAATCACCTAATGAGGAGATTAGGGCGGATTTACTACATTTAATATTAACTAGAAAGGGAAGTAGGTATTATTTACCCAATTTTGGTACTCGTATTTATGAGTTTATTTTTGAGCCAATGGATGGGCCTACGTTTGATGCCATTAAGGCGGATGTTAGACAAGCCGTAGATACATTTATACCTAATTTACAAATAAATGATATAAGTATTAAACCATATGTCGAAACAGAGGCATTACCCGGAGAAATAAATTATGATGAATTAAGTGGACAAGTCTTTCGTGTGGCCAGTGATAGTGCTGTAGAGTACACCGCAAAACTAAGAATTGACTTTACTATTGTTAATGGTACATTTTCATCAAAAGATTTCGTGATTATAAATATTTAATAGTATATGGCTAACCGTAAAATTTCATACACAGATAGAGACTTTCAATCCTTAAGACAGGAATTGATAAATTATACTCAACAATATTACCCGGATTTAATAGGTAATTTTAATGACGCATCCATTTATTCGGTATTTATGGATTTAAATGCTGCGATTGGAGATAACCTACACTATCATATGGACCGTAGTATCCAAGAGACGGTACTCCAATACGCTCAACAAAAATCTTCAATATATAATATTGCTAGAACATACGGTTTAAAAATACCCGGTAATCGACCATCTATTGCCTTAGTTGACGTATCAATTACAGTGCCCGCATTAGGTGACCAAGAAGACGAAAGGTACTTAGGTACAATGAGAGCTGGTTCTCAATTTATTGGTGGAGGTCAAGTATTTGAAAACCCTAATGATATTGAGTTTACTTCACAATATAATAGTGAGGGATTTCCTAATCGTACTAAAACCCCGAACTTTGACGCTAATAATCGTTTAATTAATTATACCATGACTAAAAGAGAAGTTGTGGTAAATGGTTTAACTAAAACTTTTAAAAAAGTTATCAATAATAATGATGTTAAACCATTTTTTGAGTTCTTCTTACCTGAAAAAAATGTTATAAGTATAACTTCGTTAATACAAAAAGACGGAGTTAATTACCAATCACCACCAACATATGATGAGTTTATTAGTTCACCTAATAGATGGTATGAGGTAGACGCTTTGGCGGAGGCTAAAATATTTATTGAAGACCCAACCAAGCCCGCCGACCAACCAGGAATTAAAGTCGGCAAGTATATTGAAACCGAAACTAGATTCGTATCAGAATATACACCTGAAGGTTATTGTAAAATAAATTTTGGGGGAGGTACTACCACACCTGAAGAACAATTACAGGAATTTACCAGAACGGGTGTTCCGTTAAGAATACAGGATTATCAAAATAATATTGGATTAGGTGTGACCGTTAGGGCTAACACCACATTATTTGTTCAATATAGGATTGGTGGGGGTAAAGCTTCCAACATTGGAGTTGATGTGTTAACTCAATTTGGTACAACGTATTTTGATGTAAATGGACCATCTAGTACTATTAGTCAAAATGTCATTGAAAGTTTAAGGGTTACCAATGTTACTGCAGCAATTGGTGGAGGGGATTTACCTACCACTGATGAGGTTAGGAATATGGTATCATTTAATTTTGCGGCACAAAAAAGAGCGGTAACTGTAAATGACTATAACTCATTAGTTAGGACTATGCCTAGTAGATATGGTGCTCCAGCTAAAGCTTCGATTACTGAGGAAGATAATAAAATAAAAATTGAAATTCTTTCATATGATAATCAAGGTAAATTAACGGAATCGGTATCTAATACTTTAAAACAGAACATAGCTAATTATCTATCACATTATAGGATGATAAATGATTATATCGCAATATCTAGCGCTAATGTTGTTGATTTAGAATTTGACTTATCAGTTGTTATGGATTCTACTCAGAATCAAGGACAAATTATAACCAATATTATTAACTCTGTTGATAGTTATTTTTCACCCCAAAAACAACAATTAGGTAATAATATAAATGTTTCAGATGTAAGAAGAATAGTTCAAGACATCCCTGGAGTTATTTCATTATCCGACTTAAAAGTTTTCGGAAAGGTTGGCGGTAGATACTCTAACTCACAGACATCTCAACGATACTCCGACAGTCAAACAAAACAAATAAAATTGATTGATGACACAATTTTTGCGCAACCAAATCAAGTTTATCAAATTCGTTTTCCTGATAACGATATCAAAGTAAGAGCTAAGTCACTTAAAAATGTCGACTTCTCTTAAATCTATCCATATACTTTTGACAAAATCAAATTAAAATTAGGATGAATAACTATTTATCTTAAAAACTAATTATGCCAAAATCAATTAGAATAAGAACAGAACCTGGAGTTGATAGAAATATTAATGTTAAAATTGACCAAGATTTTGATTCGTTAGAAATTCTGTCTTTAAAATTAAGACAAGAAGATTTATACACACAGTTCTGTGCCGACTATGGTGTCGTTGTGGGTCGTGTTATCGCCAATGGAGGGTTAGGTATACCTAATGCTCATATTTCTATTTTTATACCTTTAGATAGTGTAGATGAGGAAGACCCGATAATTTCTACACTTTACCCATATAAAACACCAACCGCTAAAAATGAGGATGGGTATCGTTATAATCTTTTACCTTATGAGGATGAGTATTATGGGCACAATGCTACGGGAACATTTCCAACAGTTGATGATGTGTTAACACGTAAAGAAGTTTTACAGGTTTATGAAAAGTATTATAAGTATTCTGTAAGAACCAATGCGTCAGGCGATTTTATGATAGTAGGGGTACCGTTAGGTAGTCAAAAAATTGTTATGGATTTAGACCTGTCTAATATGGGTGAATTTTCATTAAGACCTTCCGATTTAATTAGAATGGGTAGAGGGGTTAAATCTCAATTTAATGGTCAACTATTCAAAGATTCTGAAAATATTGATTCATTACCACAGATAGTTCACGAAATAAAAGATATCGATGTTAGTTCATTTTGGGGTCAAGATGAGATGTGTGACGTTGGAATTACTAGAGTTGACTTTGATTTATCTAACCAAGGTATTGAGATACTTCCACATTCTGTTTTTATGGGTTCGATTACGTCATCAAATGATGATGAATACATTAAAGCCACTTGTAGACCTAAAAAAGATACGGGTAACCTATGTGACATGGTTGCGGGTCCTGGAGAGATTTTAGCCATAAGGCACACAATCGAGGAAGATGTAAATGGTGACCCTGTACTTGAACAATACCAATTAGAGGACGGTGGTAATGTTATAGATGATAATGGTGCTTGGTTAATTGACCTACCGATGAACTTAGATTATATAACCACTAATGAGTTTGGAGAAAGAGTAATTTCAGCCGACCCAACAATCGGTGTACCAACTAAATCTAAATACAGGTTTAAGGTTAAATGGCAAAATGAGGCGGGATTACAAACTCAAATAATGAGAGCCAATTATTTAATTCCAAACATAAAAGAACATTGGACAGGTACTACTAGTCCTGGCGATAATTATGGAACGAATCCTATAAATAGAAATAAATCATATTCATTTTCGTTAGATTGGGGGGATTACTACGATAAAGATGCCGCAATAAAATGTGAGGATACATTTTATCAGTTTGGGTTTAATAAAGTATACACAACGGCAGCTCATATTGACCGTTGGAAATATGGTATTAATAGGGCATCACATTATGGTATAAAAGAAATTTTAGATAAGTCATGTGCGAGTGAGAATAATAGGTTTCCCACAAATGATGGTCAGAGAAATTTTGATTTAATATACTTCTTATTTAATATTTTACTAAACATTATTTCACCAGTTATTTTTGTTATTTTACCGATAATGCACGTTTTAGCGTTACTATATCCAGTTTTTAGAGTTTTAATAAATTTTGTTTTGAAGATTGTAAATGTTATAATTTTCTTTATTTGTAAAATTGTTGCGTCTATACCCTTCACTAAACTTAAGAGAAGTCAGTGTAAAAAAGAAACTATTGCTGAACTACCTAAAGATAACCCATTCAAGAGGTTAACTCTACCTATGATTACTTATCCCGATTGTGAGGCTTGTAATTGTTCGGAAATTAATCTGCCGCCAGCTGAGAGTGATACTCTTGAGGATTTAAATGTGGCATTGGCGAATAACAACGACAGTATTTTAGCTGATTTTGTTAGTATTGGTGCGTATGAGCCACCAATTAAATGTTCTGGAAGTTCTCAATTACCTAATGGTAATACGATACCTGATTCGGGTACTGACTCACAAATTTGTTATTACTGTTATAATAATAACTCCCACCCCGACACCCTTGCGGGAGCAAATTACAATACAGTTTTATTTTCAGGATATGACCCTGATGCTGAAATAACAGGTGATGGGGCTGGTAATTTAACACAACCTTCTAATAAGTGGTATAAAAGTCCTTTTGCTGTGGTGGACTCAGCTAATACTTCACCTTATCAAAGAACCGCCTATCATGTAACGTTACCTCAGGCGGTAAACTTAATGAATCAGAGGGAACGATATTTTGAACAGATAGAAGATGTGAATAATCCAGGTAATTTCATCAATAACATGACCCCAAATCGTATGTTGGTTGACCTTATAAATGACCAATTCGCATCTAATGGTGTTGTTCCTCCACCTCCAAGTCCTGGTGTAAATAGATACGAAGATATGCCTCTTATAATGGTTACTGACTCTCAAGTTAATATGGATAATGGACAATTATTAAGTTTTGTAGACCCCGAATTGGTACCTGACGAAAACGTTAATAATACTGGATTAACAGTTAACCAATACGGGTACCAAAGTATAGAGGGAACTATGACTTACAACCCTTCTAATTATGTTCAGGTTCCAAGTGCAATCGAATATATAGACCCTAATGGTAATACTCAGAATGTTGATATGGATTTCTACTCACCTGTTTCAGGATTGTCATATAATTTTAAAACGGGTCTTGAGTATCACCAAGTAATTGGTAGTATGACGATAGGTGAAGCGTTTGATATTATGACGGGAAACTCTAATAATACCATCTACATAAATCAATCAATATTATGGAATTATATGATTGGTAAAGTTAATCAGTTACCATGTGGTTACCCAATACCTGCTCCATTTGGTGGTAAACAAGTTATTCAATCACTATCATGGACAGAATATTTTTCGGAATATAAATCTTTAAAAATATATTTTATGGCTAAGGGTGTTGACCCTTTTGCCCCAAGACAAAAGATGAAATTTAATATGTCTATGTTGTTTGGAGCTAGTAGTTATTCCGATAGTAGTACTTATTCCCAAACTGTTTTTGAGGGTGATTATTTTCCAAATATACCTATTAGTGAGAGTAGTGGAGACCAGTACACACCTGAAAGTCACTACGATGATTTAACATCAAATCTCAGATTTGATAATAATGGAATTGGAAATTCTAATAGTAATTTATTTTATAAATCTTTTTTGTTTACCCCACCTGTTAACGGGACGACATATGTAAATTGTAGTAATCAAACCATACCTTTACCGCAACCTCAAGGTACGGTCTCTGGTTTTACAATAGGTTTTAATTTACCGTATGTTACGGGAGACGAGGTAAAATTATCTTTGGATGATTCAAATTATATAATAGCTACTGTTAATTCATATGACCCCGCAAACGGAAACATTGAATTAACGTTTAATAGTTCCATATATACCCCTGGAACCTCAGGTGGTTTTGGTAGTTGGTGTATAACATTAATAAACTCATTTACACCATTTGAGACAACGGCATTTGCATATTATTCTTCATTAGGTATACAATGGGGAAATAATTTGGGTACCTTTAATACCTCAGGTAATGGGGATATGGGTAGTTCGGATGGTAAAACAGTTAACTCTACTAACTCAGCTGATGGTACAATTATACCGTTCGTTCCACCTGGACCATGGGCACCAGATTTACCGCCAGCAGAAGGGTCAGGCGTACAACCTAATTATGTATATTCAATAAGTAATACTAATGCTACGAAAAACGGTCAGGGACGTATTGATGGTGCATCATACCAATGGACGAATAAGTCCCCAAACTCAGCTTTAAACGTCAATACTGACCGTGGATATACTATCGCGCCGTCATATTGGTTAGATGAGGACCCATTAGTTCCTGATTTAAATACTCCAACCATCGAGATGAATGATAGGACACAATTAATATTTAGGTCTGATAGATTACCTACTTCATCGTATAGGGATACGGGCCTTGACGCAACTTTAAGAACTTACCAAGACTTTCCGTTTATGTTAAATGAAACATTTTCTCTTTGGATGGTTGGAGATAGCGGACAAAGTACTTTAGTTGGTGGTAGTGGAGGTGGGACCGTTTCTAACGATAGTTCAGGTGGTTTAGGTGATTTAGAAGCTGACCCAGACTCCTCAGGGCTACCTGATGTATTACAAACTTTTACATGTGATGGGTTGGTTGTTCTTAGATGCTATACCGGTGATGGGGATGATTTTGGAGTAAACCCAGATTGTAGTGAATTTGATAGAATACAAGGTGGTTGTTATGTTTTTGTTGACAATCCCCTTATTTTTAGTTTGTTTGGAAAAAAAGGAGATTTCGCCTACCTTGTTGAGTGGAGAACTAGAATTAAATTTATGTTTGCTGCATGTCGAGGGGTAATCGCCCATTCGTTTCAAAACAATTGGATTAACGGAACTCTATATATGCCATCATTTCAAAAAAGAACTTTTTATAATAGTGACAATGAAGTAAAACGTTATAAGTATTGTGGTGACCCACAGAGTGGTGAGGGCGGATTATTTTCAGTAGATAAGAAGAATTGTGGTCCACTTTATTTTAATACGGATACTAATTCATTCTTTTATAGGTCTGCACCCTTTTATAATGGTAATTTTGTACCATCAAAAAAATGTAACTACGGGGCTTTTGGTGGGTTATCTACGATAGGTGCTAATGACGGTAATATTTTTCAACCAACAACAATAATGGATTTAGGTCCAAAAACTGATTTCTTAAAAGAAATTTTATTAACTCCTGAGTTCCAAGGGTATATTGTGGATGAAATTGAAACAACATCATATCAAGACATATCGGGATTATTAAATTTATTTATTATCTCAAGATTAATTAGTACGTCATTTATTGAAAAAATACTAGGTGCGGAAGATGCGTCTGTACAGACATTATTTTCAAGAGATGGTGGTATTATTAATCAGTTCACTGATTCTAGAATCGATGGAGATTACGCACAAATGATTTCAATTAATACTGAGTTTGGAGTACTCCCTTATCTATCCGGAAACTATGCGGATAGTATTTCAGTTAATGATAGTTTAATGGGTATATGGTTTACGGGTAGTACTAAAAGTATATATAATACAATTGGTAGTACAGTTGAAGATAGAAGGGTATTAGGACCAGGTCAATTAACTTTTAATGAGCCAACGGCTTTAAACCCCCTAAGTCCGTTTTTAACAAGTAATTTTAAATACCCTGGTAGTCAAATTATACCACATTATGGGTGGAAATATCAGAATGGTAGTAGTGTTTGGGGTACCGAGCAAAATACATGGAAAACAGACAACGCGATAACTGCGAAATACCAAGATGAGACATTTGATGGGGCTAATGACTATCCAAAACCCGCTAGTGGACTTGGGACGGGATTCTTATTTAATCGACCATTAGGTATCTTTACGGGTACTCCACCACCAGATGGTGATTCTGGTAACGGGTATCGTGTTGGTTCACCATTTCAAAATTACTTTGGATTGAAAAAAGGTAAAAGTGCGATGAATTTGTTCATAACTAAATATATGTTTAATGCTGACTTAAATGGGTAATCAAAAAAATAATCAAACAATAAGGATTGTTAGGGGTTCTGACAGATACGCAGGTGCTCCTGATACGGACTTATCTATTCAAGTACCTATAGAGAATACCAAAAAAAGTATTATCGAAGGTGATAGAACTGTATTATTAAATTTAGAGGAAAGATTTGACCACGAAAGACAAATATCGACCAAGTTTAGAGTAGCGGGAAAAATAGTTAATCTGTTTGATAATATCGTTTCAGGTAAAACAAATAACTATCAACCGTTTGAGGATGAATTATATTTAATTGACCCTACTAAGACTGTAGTGGATGCGTTAGGAGATTTAAACGCTTGTGACTGGACAGGTTACCCACCGTATGATGAATTTAATTTTTTTAGAGTAAGTGCGGTCCCTGGACATATTATATATAGAAGTAAAAGTGCTTCAACTTATAATTGGTCCACCTATCTAACGTATCCACATAGTAACGATTATAATCAAATAATGACATATACTGATGAGGAAAGTGGTACCAATATATCATTTCAAGTTTCTGAAGGTATACCCTATACAATTAAAAACCGAGTGGTGAACGGTAAGAATATGTTAAGCTTTTATTGTGGTTATAAACATAATATAAAACAGGGGGATTACATTTATTTAAGTACGCCAATAAATGGCAGTAACCTTCTTGAGGTTTATAGTTTAGGTGACCAAGCATATGGAAATGACGATAAAATTCTTAATGTATATAACTATGGTTTTACTGGAGTAACAATTAGTGACGGATATATGTCAAATTTAAAACGTGTTATAAACCCTAAAAATTCAGGAGAAACAATGTCTAAGTATTATGTTAGAAAACATAAAACTTTAACGGATGTTTCAAATGTGGATTTAACTAAAATGGGGTTTGAACAAAATAATTTCCCTATTAATAAAAAATTAGAATATTCTGCATTAACTCCTAATGAAGTTTCAAGAATATCTATTAAAGATGGTAGGGGAACATTCGGAGTATCTTTTGATAAGGATATTGATATAATTTCTTTAATGGATAATTTAGACCGACCTGTAACTGAATTATTTATAACGATTATTAATAAAGGTTATATTGGTTACTTTAATAAACCACCTGCAACTCACCCAACTAAAGGATTAGAAGTTGGATGGAGTTTTAATTTTTTAGAAAATAGTGTGGATGATTGGTGGTCTAAAATAAATGGTAATAATAAAGATAATATTGATGTTGATTTTTATGATAGGACAGGTGATAACGGATTAAATATTAGATTTTATTATAATAAAGATTTACCTATCGGTACTGAATTGAAAGGTGATATTTGTGAATGGAATGAATTTGACCAAAAAGAAACTGTGCTTTCACCGATATCACATAAATTTTCATTTAATTCTGATGTTTTTACAACTAATGCGGATATTAATTTACCTGATGGTTATACGTATAACCCACACCATTCAGTAAAATTAAGAGTGTATTCCGATTATATTGAGGTGGGCGATAAAAATGATGTAAGTGGTGTACCGGACTACTCATTCTTTTCAAACTATGAGCAACAATGGAGATGGAGAGACATATACTCTTACGGTTTTGTTGATTCAAGTGGTAACGGTGTCAATTATCCATTTTTAAACGGAGAACACTACCCATTTGGTGAGGTACTATTCTTACAAACGCCACTAATGAAAAATAATAACGTTTTCAATAACATAATCTTTCAACCAATAATAGATAATTGTGAATAAATTTAGATTTACCGTTAATAATGGAGATACGTTTATAAATCTTCCGATGGAAATTGACTTTGATAATTTCGGTAGGGAAGATTTAATTAAGCAGTATGAAAACGATGTGCTTGAGGAAATCATTAATCCTGTGGAGGATTTTGAGACTACTAGATATTCACATACTCAGTGGTTAACGGTTAATGGTGAACCTAAAACTAGTACGACTTATGAGTTTTTCTTTTTTAATAGGGAAATAGACGTTAATAATACTACACCAGCAAATACTAGTATGTGGGATTCAAGTTACAATTATGTGGACCCCTCAGTTTATCAAACATATAGTGGAATTTCGTTTACTAATAAAGAAATGTATTACTACGCTAACTCATTTAAAAGAAGCTTTTTTAAGTTGGACTTTTATGATTCTAAACAACCTGAAAATCAAAGATTATATTTCACATTGGTAATACCTACTCAACAAGGTGAAAAACAAGAAGTTGAAATTGGAACGCCATCAGTACCTAAACCTGTTATAATAAGGACCCCTACATTTAATTTAGATTTTATAGGTGATAAAGAAGGATATTTTATCTATTGGTTAAAAAGTAGAGAATATATTGATGTTAATACATTTTATATGTCAGCCAAATTTTTTAATGCTAAAACAGGTCAATTCGTAAGAATGATTAATCGACCACAATCTGAAATGAGTGAAAAGTTTAAATTTAATAAAACTGAATACTTTTATTATCAGGTTGATTTAACTGTAGATAATTATCAATATCAAGTGTTTCAGGGGTATGGTTCACCACCAAACCGTGTGGGACAACTTACGAACGGTATAAAATGGTATGAATATGTTAATCCACAATAATGGAAGAGAAATACTACATAAAGATTTCACCCGAATCAATAAAAGGTGACGTAATTACTGAATACTTTAGTGGAAACACTTTTGGGGTATATACTGGAATGACTCAAATATTAAGTGGGGGTACGAATGGTAGTAGTTTACTAACGGGACTAACTGTACCAATAGTATTTAGACAAACATATGAAAACTACGGTTTTTATACACCATTTGATGGATTTGCATTACAACAAGATGTTGTATCTAATTTTATAACATCGGGTGACCCGTCTAATCAAAATACGATTAGGTTGTTTAACACATCTGACGAGTTTAAAGGATTTTTAAAGTTGTCTGACTATGTTGTCGATTGGGGGGATGGTTTTAACGAACCACTAACTTCAAACGCACCTCAGTATTTATCACACACTTACCCTAACGTAACCAGTAGTTATGTTATAACATTGACTCAAAATAACCCATGGGGTCAAACAATAGTTGAGAAAACGGTTTATATTCCAACAACAGGGGTAACAATAACTAATCCTTACGGTAATGTTACATTTACTCCTCAAGGAGGTAGTTGGTCAGGAATACCTATTAGTTATGATTATATTTTTACGGGAGATAGTTCTAATACTGTACAAAGTCAAACATCTAATAATTTCACTACAGTACCATTTATACTAAGTGGGTTTAGTTCTTCAAGGTTATCTGAACTTAAATTATACGGAAATACTCAATTTGATATAACAACAACAGTGGTTAAGGGAGGTCAACCTTTTGGTAAGGTGGACCAAATAACGAGTGGTTATACCTCTTATACAATTAATAATGTTCAATACTATGATTACTTAGATGGTACCACATTATATATCGCCGAATCTTCAGGTTTAACAAGCAATGAGTTAGTTGCATCAGCAATTACTAAACAAGAAGTATTAATTAACGTAGTTGACTCGCCAGAAATACAATCTGAAATATTTATAGAGAGAGGTAAGCTTTCAGGGTTTGAATCACTACAAAGACTTGGAGAGGTAGATAACTTAGGTGACATGATATCTTATGGGTATGGTTACTTTACAATAAACAATAATAACGAGTAAAAAAATGGCATTAGGAACATACGGAACAGTAAGACCAGCTGACATGTCTCCACAGGATGTGGAGATAATTTTAAATTATACTCCATCAAGAGACGTTACAACAAACTTTGTTTTAACAAAATTGAACGCCGAAGACGTTTTAACACCTTATTTCCATAGTTCAACGACAGGAGGTAATGCAGATGTTGAAATATTAGGTGGTTTATATAATTTAAAACTTCCAGCTGAAGAATTTAATAAAATAGGGATATATACATTATACATTAGACCCGTAGAAATCAGAACTACGATTACTGATTGTGGGGTATTATCATCATTACCAAACGTTAAAGGTATAATAATCGATTTAAATGGGGTACCTCAGGAATATAGAAATAGATTTATCAATCAAGGGTTAATAGGTTACCGTATTGAATATTTAAATAGCGACGGCACTAAAATACCTAATTTTTATAGGGTTGTTACTTCATCATTTTACTGTGAGCCTGTAGTAACTAATTTAAGTAATAGTTCACAGAAAGCAATTAGGTATAGATATGTAGATGGAGGTAGTGATTTAATTTTTTGTACGGTCTCACCATCAAGTGCACCATCTAATAAAGCTAATGCAACACCATTTATTGGTCAACCTAATCAAAATATTGTAATGACTAATACATTCTTTAACCCTATAAGTATCGATGTTGAATTAGCGGAACATGATATAGATACTTTGGCTATCGCTCTTTACGGTAATCAAACTAAGAGTATGGAGGACGGTATTTACACGATGTACGATAGTAATCTTAATATCTACAAACAATACAATCTGTATGAGATTAGAGATGAGTTTAATGACTTACTATATGAAGTTAGACAAGATAGGGACAATAATATTGATTTCAGTAAGAATTTTAACAATATAACCAATTAAATATGGCTACAAATAACAATAATAAAAAGTATTTTTATCCTCCAGCACCTCCGAGTGCTGACCAATCATTTTCACCTGATTTAGTTGGGCTTCAAGTGGTTGAGGGCGGTGGACTAACTCAAGGTAATTTTGAGTTTTCTACTAATATTGTTGAAAAAGTTAATAGGACGTTTGAGACCGGTGTTTTTAGTAATCCAATTTCATTAAAAGACCTTGATGTTAGTAGTATTGAAGAATCTCGAGCAATTGCAATAAAAAATTATAGAGTTTACCCAAACTACGATATAAGTCAGGTAACTAACTATGCACTTTATGGGTCATTACAGAAAAGATTATCTGCTTCTATTACTAAAATAATCAATTTTTTTCCTGCTTCAATACAAGTTAATAAAGTTACGTTTCCATCATATGTTAGTGCTAATACCGCGAATAATATAACTTTTGATAGTGTTGAACAATTAACGACATTTACTATGGATGTTAATAGGTTTGATAATCCTTTTGATATTGATTATTCGGTAAACGCCGCTCGTAATGTTTCTGTGAGACCATATCCTACCAGTCCGTTAAGGGATATGACGACCAATTATAACAAATACGCTTTATATGTTAATGACATGGAGATTGAGTACCCATTTGTTAACTTTATTGCATCACAAAATGTTTCAGGTGGTACAATTACTGTGAGTGTTCAGGGTAATCCGTTTAGTGGATTAACTGCCTCTACTGATACTTTAATATTAAGGCCAAATACATTTCAAACGGAGTTCACATTTAAAGAAGCGTTTGATGAGGTTGAAGACTTTTTACTAACCCGATTTAGTAATCCTCCTTATACTGCAATATTTGATTTAGTGGAGGAAAATGATAATGGTCAATTTATTAAACGTAAAAAAAGAGTTACTTGGCCTAAATTTGGAGTATGGAACTTAGATATTCAGACAAATAACTTTGATAATTACCTTACAGAGATTAGTGAAATTGGTGAAGTTATCGATAGGTATAAAACTGATTTAATTGTTAGATTCTTAACGACAGGGGCATTCAAAGACTTTGATACCGGAGATAAGAAAGTTGAAAAAGTATTACAATTATATGGTAGAAGTTTTGATGAATCTAAAAAATTCATAGACGCATTATCATTTATGAATTCAGTACATTACACGCCTCAAAATGATATACCTTCTGAGTTATTACAAAATTTAGCTCAGACCTTAGGATGGAATACCGACATATCTCCAATTACTAATGAAGATTTTTTAACTTCTATCTTTGGTTCTAAAAATAAGTCCATTTATTCTGGATTTCAAAATGACCCAACACCAAATCAGTTAAATTATCAGTTTTATCAAAATTTAATACTTAATTCGGCGTATTTGTTTAAATCGAAAGGTACTCGACACTCTATTGAGGCTATTATGAGGATGGTAGGGGCACCTAAAGATTTAATTGAATTTAATGAAATAGTATACATTGCTGATGGTCCAATAAATGTAAAAAGATTCGAAGGTGAGTACTTAAAAATGTCAGGTGGTACAAAAGTAGATGATGTACCAGCTTTAGACCCAAACGTAGTTTATAATATACAAGGTACAACATATACAGGTTTTACCACATCAAAATACGTTAGTCAAACAGATGCCACAAGAGCGGATTACCCGATAAATGAGTATGGGTATCCAAAAAGGCCTGTAACAAATAACGAATATTTCTTTGAAAAAGGAGCTGGTTGGTATATTGAGACACCTGACCATAGAGCGATTGAAAAACTTGATATTACAAATTCAACATTTACTGGTGCAAACCCTAGTATTCAGACCTCTTTAGAGACTTTTACTTATGGTCAAAAATATTTTGATAGATTTAGAAAATTTCCATATATGAATATTGGTTTTGGTCTAACTAGAACAATAGATAATAATAAGTCGTGGGATGATAGAGAAACGGGTGTGAGAAGAAACCGTGATGGAGCATACAACGCATATTATGAAGTATTTGATGAAAAATTGGTACTTAACGCCAAAAATGTTGAGTTATATTTAAACATGGCTCAAGGTATTACTTATGATATATGGAGAATGTCAAGACGTTATAATTACCCTTTTCCATCCTCAGGGTTAACATCACCTTACCCATCACCTGGAGGTCAAGATTGGACAATTATTAATCCGTTACCTAAAGAAAAAACATTTTTTGAGTTTGCTCAAACTTTTTACAATACACTAATCAATGTAAGAAACCGACAGACAATTAGCGATGGTGCAGTAAACAGTTATCCGACACTACAATCGATATATTGGAAATACTTACAATCCGATTCTGCGGTAAACATACCGTCAAATCAATATACCTACCAAAAGATGATTGATTTTACTTTAGGTATTGGTGACTATTGGACGAAACTGGTAGAACAAATGATTCCCGCTTCAACAATATGGATGGGTGGTCAAAAAATGGTAAATAATGTTTTACAAAGACAAAAACATGTTTGGAGAAGACAACGAGGATGCCAACTTATCCCTGTTGAGTGTATACCTTGTATTTACTACGGTAAGTTATTTGATAACGATTGTATTGATGAAACACTGACGTGTGATGTTAATATAAGTTCTATACCAACTATATTAAATAATAGTATTAATAGTTGTATAAATAAATCAGGTTATACGATTAATGATTGTATACAAAATACTTTAACTAGTACGTGGTATGTTGATGTAAGGTTGGATTCTACAATTTTAGTACAGGAAATATTTTATACGGGATATGGCGCACAAGATTATCCAACATTTTCTATGTGGATTAACGCATTGAATGATAAGTTACAGTATTTATATCAAAGTGGTTTAAACTATACTATAGATAGTAATAATATTTTGACAGTAAGTAATACGGGGTGTGACCCTGAATTCACCGATAAAACTCTAACAGTAAATGTTGGGGTAAACATACAAATTAATTGTAGTTAATGGCGACTTTATATTTTAAATTAGAACAAATAGCAACTGTAGGTTCACCAACTACAGGTTCTACCGTTTATATGGCTTGGCCTGACGGTATTAATCCCGCGGGTACTGACCGAACGGCTACGGTAAATTATTTAAGTGGGTTACCTAATTCAACATGGTACTTTAGGTCAAGAACTTGGAGTCTTCAAAATTTAGGTTCGACGCCAATCGCTTTTGATACTCAAATGATTGCTGGAGAACCTTGGAATTCAACATCGTCTACTTCAGTTAGTGCTTATGTTGGTACGACTTTTAATATTAATACGACATTTTTTGCTCAAAACTATATCGATGTTCAAGGTTCAGGTACTACGTTTAAATCCCCAAGATATGTTACTAATTTTTATAGTGCCAATACGTTTAATAATACATTAAAATTAATCGGAACTGATACTAATAGGTATGACTACATTACTTTAGAAAGTTTAGAGGATTATAATCACATAACTAACGATGCAGTTTTAAATTATGATTTTAATTCGTCAACAGTAATTACTTCTGATATATCATCTGGAACTCCTGATTATGGTTTAATACCCGAAACGGCAACTTCTGCGGTAAATTATTTTAATGGTTTATATGATGGTTGGCTTTCAGATTCAGATGATTGTTTTGGCAATATTTTTACAACAGAATTTAAAAAAGTTCGATATTTAGGTGATTTACATGAAAGGACAGAGTCATTTGCATCTAAGTGGGGTGGACCTTGTTTAAAAATTAACAATATTCAGACACCATATACTGGTACTCCGACTGGATTTGAGGATATTGTCACTAATTGGTATTCTGATTGTAGTGATTGTTACACAGGTAATCCGTATAATAATATATATAAATTTACTTCCGATAAAAATTGTTCGGGGATAAGCCAAGGTCTTCGGGTCTTTAGTGCGTCAACTTTAACATGGGGTTCACCATTTGGTGGAGAAATACTGCAACCACAATTTGTTCAAGTAAAAAATCAATGTTATGGTGGTGTAACTGATACGGTTAACCAAGTAGTTATTTCTACAGCATTAGTAGGTGACCCAATTGACGATGTATTTGAGAATTGTTCTGACTGTAATAGTAACATAAACGCCATAAGTGATTATTACTATTTTTCTGCTTGTACTAATAACAAAACATTCAGATTTAATACCGTAGATTTTGATAACGATTTTATAGGACCATTTGCAATAGGGGATACCTATTTAATTGAAGACGTGGGAGGGGTAAATACTTGTGCCACTAGAATAAATCCCCCATTTGAACCGTACTCAGGTATATCAGTAACTTATTGGGATAACAGTATTGCCTCAGTAAGTACTATAAAGTGTGATGATGCGTTATGTACTACTGTCTCTCCCACACCTACTAACACACCAACTAATACTCCAACACCAACAACGACTCCGACAAATACGCCGACAAATACGCCTACTAACACACCAACTAATACTCCAACACCTACACCTACACCTACACCTACAGTTTCAAGTGCGGGTTTTAAGTCATTAGCAGATAAGTTAAATAGTTGTGAATTTACAAGTCAAAGTCAAAAAGTTTTTGTTTTTTATGATGCTACATCGTTAGATGCAACAAAGACTCAAGAGGCTTCGGAGTCTATACGTAGTTGGTACCAAACAAATGTTATTAGTGGTAATTTACAATCAGGTAATCTTTATGAAGGGGTTATAGGGGAACCAAGTAATAATGGTGAAAATTGGATGTGGTGGTTATCTTACCCTAATTTGGGCTCACTAAGTGGTGGTACTGTTGACGGTACTCAAGTTAATGAATTTAATTCTGCGGTAAACAACTCTATATATAATTCAGATTGGTGTTCTTCAAACGTGGGTGGTGAGTGTATACCTAAAAACTCAGAATTTAATGATTCTCAAAGTTCGGGTGAGGTATATAGGAGAATTAATAGAGGGTGGTCGTTTTCGCCAGCGTCCTACGGTACTGTAGATATTAGAACAAATGGTGTACCATTTAATCATAGTGAGTTAGATAACTCAGCAACATCAGGGCCAGGTACATTTTCGGGTCAAGAAACCAATTATATAGTTATTAATGTAATTGATGAGTCAGATGGTACAGTTGGGTTTTATACGGGAAACATTGATAAAAGTGAACACATATACGAATATCCTTTTCAGTTAAGAGGGATTAATAGGTGGAACGTACAATCTGAAAAAGAATATACAAATAGATTTCAATATGATTATGAGTCCTACTTAAAGGTATGGGCTGAAGTTAAAGTTTCTGGTGGTACGATAAATGGTTTAGTTTATCCTGTTGCAACAAATAATTTAGGAGGAACACCACCATTCGTTCAACATTCGGTTGCAGCATCTCAAGGTAATGTTATTTCGCAATCTGATTTTCTAACGGAGTATGGAGAAAATATAGAACAAGTTGGTCCATATAATTTAAATTTAAGTGCCTTAACAATAACTAATCCGTACAGTGCCTTAACAACAACAACAGAGTATCAAAATTTACCACCTATTTATCAAAATGGTTCAGGTCTTAAGAATTTTGGGATTTTAACTGACCCAACAGTTACTAACTTTACTGAACCAATAGTCGCCGCAACTTTAGATAACTTTTTAATTAATATTCAAACACCGTTAAACGTTATTTATGTTCAAACTGGAGGTCGAAGTGTAGATGAGGTATATAACCTATCGGGAGATTGTTATACTGTTGAGATTGTAAATACTCTTACTTCCGAAATACTTACTAATGTTACTAATCAAATAGGTCCGTTTAATAATTGTGTCAATTGTACAACTACGGGTTGTTTTTCAGGGACTACTAATGGGTTTTATTCATTTACCGATTGTTGTGGAACACTACAACAAGGTACCCAAGTAGGGTTATCTGTATGTGTTGACACTAGTTTATCGATGCAAGGGATACAAATTAGTACTGACTCATGTGTGGTTAGTTGCGATGAGGGGCCGATAATTTATAGTTTTGAAGTAACAGGTACTTGTGTTAATCCTAAAGATGGTATTATAATAATAAGTCCTTCAGGTGGTACAAAACCTTATACAATTACGAATACTTCAACCACTGCGGCTGGAGGGATATTATTAGTTCAACAAACGGGTAATGGCCCGTTTAGTTGGTTTGGTGTTGATGAGGGTAGTTATGTCTTTTTACTTCAAGATAGTTCGGGAGGGGTTAATCAAGATGTGACTATTAATGTTAATGTTGAAGGTTGTTTTAACGCCACTATTACTTCTTCAGGTACAACATGTGGTAGTATCAACGGAGTTGTAACAGTTACAAACGATTCAATATCTAGTCCATTTCAATATGATTTATATGATACGGTTTCGGGAAGTATTTTTCAATCTGCTAATAGTTTTGGAAATACTCAGACATTTACAAATATTGGACCCGCAACCTACTACTGTATTGTTACAGATTTTGGAGGTGCGACTGCACAAACAACAAATACAACAGTTGTAAGTACGGACCCAATTAGTTATAATATTTTAGTTGTTCCTGATTCTCCGTGTGGTCCTGGCGTCGGTTCTGCAACTGTTACTAACTTATTAGGTGGTACTCCACCATACACATACTTGTGGTCTAATGGACAAACAACACAAACTGCGACTGGTTTATCTGTGGGGTCATGGACTGTTGAAGTTATTGATTCTCAAGGGTGTAGACTAAGTCAAAGTATTAACGTAGGGTTAGCCGACCCATTAGGTGTAGTTTCAACTGTACCAACACAGGCGGGTTGTTTTGATTGTGATGGTCAAGTTGTGGTGACAATATCGGGAGGTACTTCACCCTATACATACCAAAATAGTGCAGGTGAAGTAATAACTTCTAATAATTTATCAGAATCATTTACAGGATTATGTGGAGGTTTTAATAGTACTCTTATTACAGATGCTGGAGGTTGTTCTGTTACGTCATTTCAGTCTATACCTTCAACTGCGGGGTTTACAATTGTTAATATAGGTGTTGCTAATTCTGATTGTAACGATGAAGGTTCAATATCGATAAGTATAACCGCACCTTCAGGAAATTTTACTTATTCGGTTACAGGTGGTTTAATTTCTGATAGTGTAACTACTCAATCACAAAACCAAACTTTTAATAACTTACCTTCAGGTACATATACAGTAACAATTACATCTCAAAATGGTAATTGTACATATAGTACCGTTAAAACTATAAGTAATAATGTTAAATTTAACGTTAATAGTACTATCACTGATGGTACTTGTGGCGATAACAATGGGATAATAGATATTAATCTAACTGCTGGTTCGGTTTCGTTAGAGGGTCCATTTGATTATATATTAACAGATGTTAATACAGGTTCAGTTGTTTATTCAGTAATTGATGACCCATCAAATACTCAGACAATATCCTCACTGACCCCATCAACGTACCTTTTAAATGTTATTGATGTAAAAAATTGTACAGTTTCACAAAACATTACGATTAGTCAGTCAACTGGTATGAATTTTTACATAGTACCTACAGAATGTACCAATGGTAATGACGGTAGTGCTGAAATTTTTATTACTGAAGGTGTTGCTCCTTTTACTATTCAATGGAGTAATGGCGAAACTACGATGTTAATTACTGGTTTAAGTGGTGATACATATACTGCAACTATTACTGATAATGATGGATGTAGTACCACGGAGTCAGTAACTATTAACTGTAACAATCAAATTGTTGAATGTTATGAAGTAACTGAAATATGTGAAAACGACTTCATTACCACTTCAGCGGGTGTTAGAGATTTTGGTAGTATGTTAAATGAAGGTTATCTTGATTTAACTGTTGGACATCAGAACTGTACGTTAGTACAGGCGGTTTTTTATGCTATAGTTGACCTTTCAGGAGGTACCATGACGCCAGCATTACACGTAGAAAATCCATTTTATACGGGTACTACACTAAATGACTACCCAAGTGCTCAAGAATGGATGGATGCTATTGAAGAAATACTTACACCAATACCACAAATCGAAGGGTTCACATTAGATATTAACCAAAATTTGATAACAATTATTTCAGATTGTAAAGAATTGAAAAACGTATACTTTAAATTAAGTACTAAAATTGTATATAATATATGTTGTAATGATATTCCGACGCCAACTCCAACAGCTACACCTACGACAACTCCAACAAACACGCCTACTCAAACACCGACACCAACACCGACACCAACACAACAACCTGTAGTCGCTTGTATTGAGTCTCTAACATTTATTGTTGAATATAACCAGTCTCCACTAAACGGGTCACCTTGTTCTGGTGGTCATACATGTAATAGAGGAGTGTTTGATATTACGGCAAATGGTATAATTATTGGTCAGGTATCTATGAATAATAATGGAGGAAGCACCGACCTTCAAAATTACCCACCTGATTCTACTCTTGCGACTCCTCCGGGTCCTGGTTATCCTGGTCAAGGCGATAAAGATAGATATAATGCAATTCCTGTATCTTCTCTAGCTGCTCAGGCTATCGCCGCGAATTCCCCTAGTGGACTTATTGACTTTGATTTTGTTTGTGCATGTATATGGTCAGGACCTAACCAAAACTGTTACCACCCTTCCTCTACACAATGTCACCAAGATGTTAGTTGGGTTAGAGTAGTAAAAGACCTTAACTTATCTACTGAAGAAGTAATGTATAATGATTGTCCTGTTGGTAACTTTATTACAGGTTTCGACCCTTGTGCGTAGTGGTGATATTGTTACGTCATTATCGTCATATATAGAGGGTAATTATAATGAAATATAAAGAGGTTGGTGGTATTTATAATAAAATAGTATATCTAAGTGGAGAAACTAAAAAAAAATAAAGTAAATAGAAATCTGTATTTTACATTCTTGCAGTATTTATATAACAAATGTATTAATTAATGTCGCAAGTAATAATAAGATTAACTTTAAGTTCAAATGCTGTTGGACCGTTTGATATTCACACGGGTTCCACTACTACTACGCCTATTAAAACGGGTGTAACTAGAGACCAAATTATTGCAGGAGTTGTTTTAGATTTACCGGGTTCAGTTGCGGGTATTCAATATACTATTTTTGTCGTTAATAAACAACCAGGGTGTAACGATGAGGTAGTATCTAAAAAAGTGATTGTTTATGAGAGTGGTGTAACGCCTACTCCTACACCAACAAACACTCCAACACCAAGTGTAACGATGACTATGACCGTTACCCCTACTAATACGCCAACAAATACACCTAATAATACTCCAACAAACACTCCAACTAATACCCCAACACCAAGTGTTACGTCAACTCCTGGAGCTAGTCCAACATCGACTCCAACGAATACTCCAACAAACACTCCTACTAATACGACAACATCAACACCAACAAACACTCCAACTAACACCCCAACACCAAGTGTTACGTCAACTCCTGGAGCTAGTCCAACATCTACGCCAACAAACACACCAACAAACACTCCTACTAATACTCCAACAAATACGCCTACAAATACTCCGACTAATACTCCGACTAATACTCCAACATCAACTCCTACTAACACTCCGACAAATACGCCAACAAATACACCAACTAATACTCCAACAAACACTCCAACTAACACTCCAACACCAAGTGTTACGTCAACCAACACCCCAACACCAAGTGTTACGTCAACTCCGGGGGCTAGTCCAACATCAACTCCTACGAATACCCCAACTAATACGCCTACTAATACGACAACATCAACTCCAACGAACACCCCTACTAATACTCCAACAAACACTCCAACAAATACCCCAACAAATACCCCAACTAATACTCCGACAAATACTCCAACAAATACCCCAACTAATACTCCGACAAATACTCCAACAAATACTCCAACAAATACCCCAACTAATACGCCTACGAATACTTCAACTCCAACTAATACGCCTACTAATACGCCGACCAATACTCCAACAAATACTCCAACGAATACGCCTACTAATAGTCCAACGAATACTCCAACCAATACTCCAACCAACACTCCAACCAATACGCCAACTAACACACCAACTAATACACCAACGAATACACCAACGAATACTGTGACTTCAACTCCTGAAGCTAGTCCTACATCAACTCCTACGAATACACCAACTAACACGCCAACAAACACTCCAACAAATACGCCTACTAATACTCCTACAAATACGCCAACCAACACTTCAACTCCTACTAACACGCCAAGTAATACTCCTACAAATACGCCAACAAATACGCCAACAACTAGTGCGACACCAACAAATACCCCAACTAATACTCCGACAAATACTCCAACCAACACTTCAACTCCTACTAACACGCCAAGTAATACTCCTACAAATACGCCAACAAATACGCCAACAAATAGTGCGACACCAACAAATACTCCAACAAATACTCCAACAAACACTCCAACTAATACACCAACAAACACTCCTACTAATACACCAACAAACACTCCTACTAATACACCAACTAATACTCCAACAAATACACCTACTAATACCCCTACTAATACCCCTACGAACACTGTAACGCCAACAAATACGCCAACTAACACTCCTACAAATACTCCGACTAATACACCGACTAATACACCGACTAACACACCAACTAATACTCCAACAAATACACCTACTAATACCCCTACTAATACTCCTACTAATACTTCTACTCCAACTAACACGCCAACTAACACACCGACTAACACGCCAACTAATACACCGACCAATACTCCAACAAACACTCCAAGTAATACACCAACTAATACTCCAACTAATACTCCGACCAATACTCCGACTAATACTCCGACAAACACTTCAACTCCAACTAACACGCCAACAAACACTCCAAGTAATACACCAACTAACACGCCAACTAACACGCCAACTAATACACCAACTAATACCCCAACAAATACTCCGACTAATACCCCTACTAACACACCAACAAATACCTCTACTCCGACTAATACCCCTACAAATACTCCAACTAATACCCCAACAAATACTCCAACTAATACCCCTACTAACACACCAACAAATACCTCTACTCCGACTAATACCCCTACGAATACACCAACTAATACCCCAACAAATACTCCAACTAATACTCCGACCAATACTCCGACTAACACTCCGACTAACACGCCAACTAATACACCAACTAATACCCCAACAAATACTCCGACTAACACTCCGACTAATACCCCAACAAATACTCCTACTAATACTGTAACACCGACACCTACTCCATCAGGTGTACCAGGAGCAACACCTAAGGCTTTATTATTTATAGTTGAAAACTCTAATAACACTGCTTTTGCAACCTATATGAACAATCAAGGTTCTTCTTTCTTTGGATTTGGATTCGCCTCTGTACCACAAACGGCTACAGATATAACAACATTTATGGATTGGCCAGGATTCTATAACGGTACAGCACCTACTGTAATTGAGGCAGATATACCTCAAACGTCAGGTGGTAATGATTCATTTGGTAATACAATTAGTCAATATAATTTTGTAACTACTGAGGTACCACAAGGAACTGCGAGTGGTGGTTGGTATTATTGGTTAATACCACAATCTCAGTTAGGTCTATCCTCTAATAGACAGTTAAGTATTGGTTATAATATTAATTCGGACCCTAATACATTAATTTCTTCGGGTATGGAACCTACAATATATCAGTATGGTGGAAATTATACGGGAGTAAATTGGCCGGCTGACACATATAGAATGTATAGTTCATACTCTAATCCAGCATTTAATATAGGTAATAATAGTACCGATGACCTTATACTTTAAAGGTAATGTTGTTGGATAAAAAAATAAGAATTAAAAAAACTAATACTAAGGTAACACCAAAGTATTTATAGTAATAAAAATAACGATAAACGTAACGAATGTCATTCATATATAAAAACCCAAACATAGGAAATACCTTAAGTGAACCAAATGTAGTTGTTAGGTCATCCGTTATTGGTACTAACTATAGTGTCTTAGAGACAGGTGGTTATAGGGAAGTATGGGAATTAAAGGATTTAAATTTTCAAACCTTTGGTGGTTCGGGAACAATTGAAAATAGTGGTAACACTATACCAATTAATTATTCAAAATCTAATTTAGGGTTTATACCTAGTAAGGTCACAATCGATGAAGATGGAATATCTTCAGGAAGAAGAAGACTTGGTATGCAAGTATATGTTCACGAAACAAACCTTGTTTACCAATACGTTATAGAAAATTATGAACAATTATTTAATGCCGCTAGTGGGTCAATACAAGAAGTTGCGACTAAATATGTTGTATCCGATAATACTGCAGTTGGATTAACTCTTGTTAACGCATGGTTAGACTCATCAATTGAAGGAGTTAGTGGAGTGACGCGAGCAAACGCCAGATGGAAAATATTTTACGGTACTGATATTACTGTAACAGGAGGTACCTATACTAATGGTACTGCAATATTTACTAATAGTACGGGAGGTACATTTAATGTAACAGGTTTTACAACAGGCTCCACTTCTTATACAAGTTGGGAAGCAACGGGTGATAATCAATCACCGGCAGTACCTATTAATGTTGTTGACACGTTTACCTTAAAATTTACAGGGGCTATTACATCAGGAGGGGCAGGTATAGTTACTGATTCAGCGATTAGCGCTAATGAAATGACCATTGGTTTAATAAACAACGGTGGTTCACCTACAGATAAAACATTTTATAGAGGAGACGGCGAATGGCAAACACCTACCGATACTAAATTAACAGGTGGTACTTATAATAATAGTACTGGTATAGTACAATTAAAAAATAGTGATTCGTCTACAGTTACTTTAACAGGTTTTACAACAGGAACAACCGAAGATACGTTTGTGACTGGATTAACATATAGTCAAGTAACAAAGGCTTTGACTTTAGGTTTAAATGATGGTGTTGACTTTACCGCGTCAGGTTTCGCGGCTGAAGTAATTGGAGGAACTTATAATAGCGGTGCCGGTACAATTACATTAAATAATAATGATGGTACTACATCTACAATAACAGGGTTAGGAGCCATAAATACTAATATTTATACAGATGACGGAACACTTCAAGGTGACCGCATCGTAGACCAAGATACTCGACACTTAACATTTAGTGGTGGAACAGGAGTATCAATGGGTACAGGAACAACGTCTCCTGTATGTGCCTTATTAGAGTTAGCAAGTGAGAATCAGGGGTTGTTAATACCTCGGATGACCCAAGCGCAAAGATTAAGTGTGTCAACACCCAAACCAGGTCTTCTATTATACTGTTTAGACAGTACAGGAGATGGGGAAGAAGGTCTTTACATGTATAAATCGATAGGTTGGGTCAATGTACTCTAAGCCTAACTAATAATAATGAGGATAATTATCAATAAATAAAAAAAAACAAAAAAAATGGCAACAAATGGTTTAAATTTACAAACTAGCGGTTTGAAACTTTCGACAGGAGCATCTTCAGTATCAAGACAATTCATCAAAAGTGATGGTGGATTTGGTTTTAATACGATAACTCCAAGTACTGATTATCACTTTAAAAGTGTATCAGGTGCTACGATAGGTTTTAGACTAGAAGGTTTAGGAGCGTCCAGCTCAAACACTAATTTTTTAGTCGCGGACGCTGATGGTGTTCTTCAAACACGTAATGACATTGCCGTAGGTACGGTAGTGACTAACGTGACGGAAGCATCAAATGTAGTAACAGTGGCGTATAATGATGTTGTATCTACAACATTCACTATTGACGCATTAACAAATGTAGCTTATGATACGTCATGGGGTATAGCACAATCAGGTACAGGTACAGTATCAGGTGACTTTGAGTTACCTTTTATTACTGCAGGTACTTACAACGCGGGTACAATTACTTTAGCGATAAACGGTGGTCTTGAATCAGACATTTCAATTACAGGTCTCGATGTAGGGTCAATGAGTAGTTGGAAAATCGGTTCTACTACAGGTACAGACCAAGACGTAGAAAACGGAGAAACTGTTGACATAGTAGGTGGTACAGGTATCTCTGGTGTAGTTGGAGGTACAAGAACAGTTACTTTAAGTCTTGATGATACAGGAGTAAGTTCAGCATCTTACCCTGCTAATGCTCAGAGTACAACAACATTTTCAGTAAATGCTCAAGGTCAATTAACTGCTGCTGGCTCTCAAGCAATTGATATTACAGCATCTCAGGTTTCTGATTTTACATCAGCATCTGAAACGGCTATCTTTACATCGGCTAATTTTACAGATACTACAGGAGCGTCAGGGATTGAC